ACGGCCAGAGACCAGATGTTCCTCGAGCTCTTCTTCGGCGAATCTGACTGAGTGTAGATTCCACGGTTTTCAGGTTACCATGCGGATGCCGCGGTGTCTGTGGTGCTCGTTGTAGTGGTCTACAAAGCCCTGCACCCATTGCTCAGCTTCCTCAGCATTGTCGAAGCCGTCACGGGGGTACAGGTAATCGCCGCTATACTTAAGCGTACGGAAGAAGGACTCCGAATACGGATTGTCGTTGCTGACTCGCGGACGACTGTGCGAGAAGGTAATTCCGTTCTTCTCAAGCAAAGCCAAAGTGGGAGCGGCCTTCATGCTCGCACCATTGTCTGAGTGCACGACAAGCTGTCCGGGCTTGATTCCGTATCGCCTGAAGGCATCCCCGAGAAAGCGCACGGCGAAGTCGGCATTATCAGCCTCGAAGACCCTGGCGCTCACAACCATGCGGCTGTAGACGTCGACAATGACATACGCGTAGTAGAACCTGCCCGTGTACTTGCTCGAGCGCAGATAGGTGATGTCCCAGGTCCACACCTCGTTTGGCTTCTCTGCGCTGTATGCAGTCGGCTTGCTGCGCCGGCGGGCTTCCCGGGTAGGCGCACGGCGTGCGTTCAATCCCCGTGCCCTGAAGAGACGGTAAAGCGTTGAGAGAGAGCACCAGTACTCCTTGTTTTCATCGAGCAGCTTGTAGAAGGCCTGCGTCAGACTAAGATCCCGCACATCGGCTTTGCAGAAGCGATCTACGATCTGCTCACGCAGGTCCTCAGGGATTTGCCGCGGGCTCGTAAAGTTGCTGCGGTCGAGCCGGCCATCACCATCCGGTGCATGCCGCCAGTTCTGCAGCGTCCGTGGGGTAATGCCGACTGCCTCGCAGGATTGCCTCTGCGACAAGCCTTTCGATTGACCGAATTCGACCAGCGAAACGATTTCCCGGCGATCATGGGCACTGATCAGCTTTCCTTTGCCCCCCAGATCGCCTCGGCTTTTTTTGACAACATCAGCATCGTCGCAGCGTCCGCTAATGCTTTGTCTTTTCTGGCGATTTCTCGGTCCTTCCTGGCATTTTCCTTCTTGAGTTCAGACATGGCCGACATCTGAGCATCATGGCGCTTCTTGTCAACCACATCCGGATGATTGTTAAACCATTCGGTCCAGGCATCGACTGTGGAGGCGAGATAGCCATGCTTGCGGCAGAACTGGCCGAAGTCAGTCTCGCTCATGAAAGCTTTGGCATTCACAGCAGTATGGGCTTGAAGGTAGGTCACTCCTTTAGGGAGCTTGAGGCTGGCCATGAGCTTGGGATTTCCTTTGTTGGGCAGCGTGCCGCAACCTGCTTGCTCTCTGGCAATCTTGAGCCAGTACGAGATCGTTGATTTGCCGATCGAGTACTGCTCCACGGCTTCAGAGATGCTGAGCTCCTTGCTCAGCAGGCGCGCTACGACGTTGTCTTTGAACTCCTGCGAATATCGCATGTTTTGCCACTCCATGAAAGGTTGAAGGGGTGGCGAAAGTTAGTATGACATCTAATGGCATGCCGACGCTGTATTTGAAATCTTCAGCATAGTCGCTGCCGCTAGAACGCTCAAGAACTCCGTAGAAGGACAGATTCTTCGACGTATCGAACTGCGCTCCAAGGCCGTAGGAAACCCAGGTACTGTCGAGCGAATCGGACAACTTGCGGGCAACGCCGGCTGCCGGCGTCACGGTCGCATCAACGTCTCCAAGGAACTCATGGTTGACGGACACCGATGCGCTGGAATTTCTGATGAGGCAAGAACGGCGACCTGCGTTACTTCTTAATGACTTGCCGCCGGATTGAATAGAGGGAGGGGAAAGACTGGACCAGTCGTTCCCCTCTAAAGTTTGTGGAGTGGTTTCATTCAATAAGACTGAAACCACTCCACATTGGTTTGCCCCTTCGGTTGACGATATGTCGGCCGTTTGGCGAACGAGTTCCATTTTGGAACAAGTTGCCGCTTTGCAATGGCTTTGCCTCGTACATCAAAGAAATCCTTAGCACTTGTCTGTGACGAGCGAAAAGCAAAACTTCCCCCAGTCATTCATCAATCGCTGTCGCTCCGTGCTTAGGCGAGCTCGGTCGTAGGCTCCGTGGTAGTCGTCAGAAGCTTTACAGTGCAACAGGCAAAGCTCAGCCGCTTCCTGATCGTACCGGCGGTTGTTGCCGAGACGGTCGTCCTTGGCCCACGTGCGAAAGCCGCTGCGTGCTGTACCGTGTGCCGTGACGATGCAAATCTTGCCTTCGCGCTTGGACTTGTCCGGGTCAATCCACCCGGTTCCAGCTAGCGCTTTTTGTCTGGCGTGCATTCTGCGGATCAAGGCAGTTGTTGCTGCGTCGGAAAAGCTACCGCCATTGTCGGCCTTGAAGATCAAGTCGTCCGCCCTAGGTAGGTTTGGGCGAACCTTTTCCAAAACCTCGATCGCTTGCTGCGACAGATAGATAGTACGGTCTCGCTTGGGGTCCTTGATTTTGTCGTGCTCGGGCGGAATTTCCCAGATTCGCTTCTCAACGTCAATTTCGCCCCAGGTGGCTAGGCGAACAGCCTTCATGCGGCTTGCTGTAAGGATGGCGAACATCATCATCCAGCGACTCGTACCTTCCAGGTGGTAAAGCGCTTGAATGAACGAAGGAATCCTATCGTAGGGGAGAGCTGCGAAATTTTCTTTGCGGACGGCGTTCTTACGAGCGCCTTCCATGAGAACGCCGAGAGGGCCTTGTAGAGAACACAAATCTTCAGCTGATGAGCTGTAGTTCATCGCTCGGGCCCAGTTCAGAATCGCTCTGATGTTCCGCAACGCTTTCTTCGCAGTGATGGTTTTTGTAGTCCAAATCGGGGCAAGGACGTCACGGATGTCTTCAACGGTAATTGCGTTGATACCGATGTCACCGAGGCGAGGTAGCACATGCCTGGCAAGAAGGTTGGACGTGGCGTAAGGCTCTTTCCGGTCGTTTACCCAGTAGTTGTTTTCCACGCGGTATTTCAGCCACAAATCCATGACCTCCGCGAAAGTTTTGGAGGTGGGAGCGGTCTTTGAAGACGATTGCTGAGTCTTTGCCTTCCGACGAGTTGCGCGTGTGGGCGTTGGATTGATGCCCTCAGACAGGCGCGCCCTGATTTCCGTAGCTTTAGTGCGAGCTTCGGAAAGCGACATGGAGCGACGGAGTCCGAGAGACATGCTGCGCCGCTTGCCGAATGTGTCTTGATACCGGAGGATGTAGCTTTCTGAGGCTCCGCGAATGCGGAGGTAGAGCCCTTGGACACCGCCGAGCGGATAAAAGCCCGGTGACTTGAGTTGCCGGAAGATGACGAGCGGCATCGGAGTGACGAATTTAGGCATGGTCGAAAAGGTTCAAAAACGACGAAAACTGCGCTAAATCCGATCTTATCGAGCTTCAGAGGGGCACCAAAAGGGTCACCAAAAATGCAGGTCCTGTAAGGTTTTGTACGGTTACAAAAGGTTCTGTTTAGTAATTTTGTAAGCGTGTTGCAAAATTTCCACAGATAAGAAAAAAGGCTTGAAACTCAATCGCTTCAAGCCTTTAATCCACTGCAGTTTCAAGTGCTTACCACTAATTACAAAACTGCAGTTTTTGTAATTAGTGGCGGAGAAGGAGGCCGCCATACCTGTTAGGACAGCCTAAGGACGCTCGCAGGACAGAACGCGGCCAAACGCCGAAATTCCATTGAATCCTAAGCATTTTTGCCTTCGTCCGGAAAGCCTATCCCGGCCATCCGTCGGCCACTCAAGGCCACTCGCGGCCAAAGTGTGCCACACTAGTGGGGGACCCACTGGGGGACCCGATCAGGAGGCACGAGTGACCGAGGCAAAAACGAAGCGCATACAGCAGAGGGATGTCCCGACCCTTCCGGACGGGAAGTACTCCATCGGCGAGGGGCTGATCCTTCGCATCCAGGGCGGCCGCCGACGTTTCATCTTCCGCTATCAGCTGGCCGGCAAGAGGCGCGAGATCGGGCTGGGGAGCGCGTCGGACATCACGATCGCCCGCGCGAAGCAGATAGCGCTGCGCCTGCGGCAGGAGATCGCGGAGGGTCGTGACCCTCTCGAGACGCTCCGGAAGCAGGAGACTGAGAAGGCGGCGCGCACCTTCGACGAGGTTTTTCCGGAGGCGGTCGCGGCCACGGCGAGCGTGAGGCAGTGGAAAAACGCGAAGCACGCTGCGCAGTGGACCAGCACGCTGCGGACCTACGCCTCACCCGTGCTCGGCCAGATGCCTATCGACCAGATCACCCGGGACGACGTCCTGCGCGTCCTGCAGCCGATCTGGACGGAGAAGCCAGAGACGGCCTCCCGGCTCCGCGGACGGCTCGAGCGCGTCTTTTCCTACGCCATCTGGTGCGGTGAATACACACACTCGAACCCCGCGGCCTACAAGGACTGCCTGGACATGGTCTTGCCGTCGGTGTCGGCCATCACCGAGGTCAAGCATCAGACGGCGATGACGGTGGAGGAGGCGGCCGAGGTGGCCGAGAAGTTCTGGGCGAAGGGGGCGATCTCGCACCTGGCCGTGCTCTTCGGCCTGCTGACGGCGCTGCGCGCGCAGGAGTTCGTCCTCGCGCGGTGGGAGGAGATAGACCTGGCCGAGAAGACCTTCTCGGTGCCGAGGGAGCGGCAGAAGGTGGATCAAGGCGGCCCCTTCCGCGTGCCGCTGTCTGAGCAGGCGCTGGCCGTCCTTGAGAAAGTGGCCGTAGCCGACCCCGGCCGGACGGGCTTCATCTTTAAAAGCCCGACGAGCACCAAGACCGGCGCGATCAGCCTGGAGACACCGCGCGTCATCCTCTGCAAAAACCTCCCGCGCCCGGTGACCATGCACGGGTGCCGCTCGACCTTCCGGGACTGGGCTGAAGAGACCGGGGAGAATCACCGGGCGGCCGAGAAGTGCTTGATGCACGCGACGGGCAGTGCGGTCGAGCAGGCCTATCAGCGCAGCGACCTTCTTGACCGGCGGCGCGAAATCCTCCAGCGCTGGGCGGACACGATCCTGCCGATGGCCAAGATCGCATAAACTGGACGAAAAAAAGCCCCGCAGGCGGAGCAGTGGTGCTCGGCTTGCGGGGCTTTTTTTTTTCGGCCTATGGGGCGAGCCGCGCGAAGCGGTCCTTCGGCATCGAGTTCTGGCGCTCGTGCTCCTTGATCCACGCCTCGATTTTTTTGCGGCTCCAGAGCGTTCGGCGTCCGGGAAAACGGTCGGGCTTCGGGAAGCCGCGCTCGGACATCCATCGGCGGATCGTGCGCGGCGAGCAGGCGAACTCGGCGAGGACTTCCGCCCGGGTCAGGTAGTTCTCAAACATCGTGCTTCTTCCTTCCTTACTCTGCGGGCTCCGCCGGGGCGAGGATGCGCGCCTCCCGCACCTCCGTCTTCTCCGCCGGCAACTCCGTGGACTCCCTCCTAAGGCAGTCCAGGATGAAGTTCCGGACGGCCGCGCAGGGCGTGGTGCCGCTCGTCCGGCAGAGCTTGTGGAACTCATAGAAATAGGGCGCGCTGATGCGCGAGGAGATGACGGCCGTGCCTTTATGTGCCTGGGTCATGATCTGGCCTCCATGATGGTCCGGAGTTCGTCGAAGTCCTCGGCCGCGCGCAGGACTTCCTTGTGCGCCTCGTAAGGCGAGAAGGAAAGGCCGGCCTGGCGGCGCTTCTCCTGGGCCTCGATGATCTCCGCTGCCTGAGTGAGCTGCGCAGCGATGGCGTAGGCCGTGCCGTCTGCCTTCCGGTGGAAGCCGATCTCGATCTCCCCGCCCAGGGTGTGGGTCGTGAGGATGGTGTACGTCATGCCACTGCTCCCGCTATGAGCCTTGCCGTCTCCTGGGACGGCATGAGCGCCATCAGGATGACGATGGCGGCGATGGCGATCCAGAGCCAGCGGGGTGGCACTCTGCCGTCCATGAGCAAGACGCCTACAGATACGGCGAGGAAAAAGAGGGCGAGGCTTCCGCCGACCATGACCGACACGCTCAGGTCGATCAGGTATTGGCCGAGTATTGGCATGTTTTCTCCAAGAAAAAGCCCCGGATTTCTCCGAGGCCTTGAGGTTAGAAATGGTTGTTAGTTACGCGGGCTGATGGCTCAGCCAGTGTTTGTAGCAAGGAAGTTCCTTGACGTTGAAGCCGATCTTGTCGAGCGAGGCTTCAAGCGACGCCCAATTAAAGTCGTGGACTGCTTCCCACATTGATGCGGCGTATGGTGAATCAACGCTCCGGAGGAATTCCACATAGCGCTCAAGGTTGCGCCGGTGCAGGTATCTCCACGTATAGACGAGAGAAAGAAGCTTCTCCATGAAGTCCGCTCTTACGGTGTAGACCTTCGGCGGAATCGGTTCATCCTTGTAAGTGGTGCTTTCGATGCGCTTGCATTCTTCCTGTTCGTGTTTGACCCACTCAGCGCGGGTTTTGATTGGAACGGTCTGGATGAAAGCGAGTGCGGCGGCGAAGTCCTTCTTCTGCAGGCAGGTGTACCGCGGGATGCGGAAGTGGTCCTTGAGGGCGGAGTAGATCACGCGGAAGTTCTTCGGTGCTCCGGATGCACGGCGTCCGACGGCTTTCTGGATTTCGCGCTGCTGGGCATCGTCGATGTAGTCTGGACCGCTCTCACCTGAGAGCGCCTTTTCCATGCGATCGAACTCATCGATATACGCCCACTTAAACTTGTCTGCTTTCACACCAGTGAATCCCATAGCGAGGAAGGTGAATCCCGCTTTCGTGAGGGCATAAGCCTTGTACTTGACAACGCCCTTTCCGAGGTTTGAAGGGCGCTCAAGCTCGACGGGAATGAAGTTCCCCCGGCGATCTTCCGGCGTGCGCTGGATGATCTCTTCGACGTCACGAAGTACGTGGCGATGATTCTTTTCAAAGACTTCTGCAATGTTCGTCGTAAGGACAGCGGCAAGGCCATTGCAGACGGTGATGGCGGGCGCAGGTGTGCGCGTTTCGACAGCGTTCATGCTTGTCTCCAGTTGAGGTTTAATAACCTCGCTGCCACTTCTCACAGTGGTGGGCGAGGCATCGCGGGGTGAGAAACCGATCAACTGGTATCGGCCACCCGAAGGTGCCCGCGAGCCTCTCCCGTAAGGAGACCTTTTGCAAGTCTATGATTTTCTCTAAAAGCCCAAAATTGGGCACCTAGTAAAATAAAAAGCCGCTTCCAACGGTCGGCGGCTTCTTTCTTGCGCCAGTTGATCAATCGGGTTCTCACGCCCGTCCCCGTCGCTTTCACGGGGCAGGGTTATTGTGCCCGATCTTAGGCGCTGTGTCAAAATGAACATTACTTGTTGGACATCGGAGAAGAAGATGACGGAATCTGTTGACTCCAATACTGAGATCGAAATCCTTGAGACCTGTAGCCATCAAAATGGCAGACGTTATTGGCTCGCCAAGGAGTTCATGCATCGTTTGGGGTATAGCTCATGGGAGACCTTCAGAAAGGTCATAAATAGGGCCATGGTATCGTGTGCAAAGCTTGATCTGGACGTCTCCGAAGCGTTTGAGCAAGTTCGAGGTGAAGATGGCCGCCTGGTGGACTTTAAGGTGAATAGGTTCGCCTGTTTTCTGATTTCCACCTTTGCAGACGATAAAAAGCCTGAGGTGCAGAGGGTAAAGATAGCGCTGTCGGCATTTGCTGAAGCGATCATTCAGTCTGCAATCGATTCAAACAGCGTGCTCCGTATCGAAACTCGCGAAGATCTCAAATCGGCCGAGAAACTGCTGAGTTCCGCCGCGAAAGAGGCGGGGGTCCAGCCATCAGAATTTGGCATCTTTAAAGATGCAGGCTTTCGAGGCATGTACAACATGCCGTTAGCGGAACTTCGCTCCTACAAGGGGGTGTATAGGAGCGGCTCTACTACTCCGGTCTTATATGACTTTATGGGCATAACCGAACTCGCAGGCAACCTGTTTCGCGACACTCAGACTGCCGAGCGCATTCGAAGTAAAGGAGTGAAGGGGCTCAGGGATGCCGCTGCATCTGCCAAGGCTGTCGGAAAAGAGGTGCGAGAAATGATGTTCCGGAACAGCGGAACGAATCCCGAGGATTTGCCCATTGAAGAGGACGTGCGACAGGTCAAGTCTCGACTCAAGAAGGCCAGCCGAACCATGATCAAACATGACAAAAAATGAGAGGACTCTTTGCCGCCCATGTTTTTTTGATGCCGCCTGCCGGGCGCGCATCCACGTGGGAGGCGGTTTTCACGACCAGTCAGTGACAGGCGGCATCAAGATGAAGCCCGCACGCGGCGGGCTGTTGGTTATGGGCGTGGGAGTTGCGGTGGTTGGCTCTGAGCTTCCTGCTGGGGCTTGTCGCTCTTGTAGCTCATCTGGAAGCCGAGGCCGAAGTACGTGACCAAGAGGACAAGGAGGGGCGTGAAGAACCCATCCGCAAGCCTTGTCACGATCAGCCACACGATGGCGACCGTCCCGGCGATGCGCCCGAGGACGCTGACGATGACCATCGCCAGTTCAAAGTACTTGAAGGCCATTACCACTGCCCATCCATGTCCTTGAGACGCTGATGCAGGTGCTCGATCTCGTCGAGCTTCTGGCGAATGGTCTCAACGACTTTGAGCACGGCCTCCTCATCGGGGAAGCCGCAGAGCACCGATTCCCGAGAGCCCGCGAAAGTCAGATCGAAAATCGGATGCTCCATGCCCGCGCTCCTTACGAGATGACGACTGACTGGCGGTCTTCGAGGGCCGCGCCGGGGATGTCCTCACCGGCCTTGAGGGCCTTCTTGAGGGCAACCTTGTCCGGATCGACCTTGGTCACGACGTGCTTGAATGCGTCCGGCAGCGCGTCGATGTCGAAGACGGTGACGGCCTGAGACTTACCGATGCGGAGGGACGCCATGACGCCCTTGACCTTTCCGCCCATAGCCTCGAGGGCGGGCATCATGTATGCCTTAAGGCGCGCGGATTTGCTCTCCAGTGCTTTGCGGCGCTTTGCAAGACGCTCTTCTTCAGCCTTGATGGCATCGGCCTCAGCCGACAACTCGCGGCAGTAGCAGGCCGTGCCCTCAAGCTTTTCGGCTGCGGCGGCGTTGTACTCCGCGTAGGCGGCAAGGGCTTCGCCATCGACCTCACCCGTATCGGGATCGGCGTCGAGGCGGTCGAGAAGGTCGCGGAGTGTGCTCGGGATTTCGTAGATTTTCATGATCAAAAAGGTATAAAAAAGCCCCGGTGGTTGGCCGGGGCTTGGGGTTGATTAGAAGGGAACGTCTTCTTCGAGGTGATCCATCGTCTCTTGCTGTTCTTCGGACTTCTTCTTTCCGGAGCCGACGAACTGCATGCTTTCGCAGACGATCTCAGTCACCGTCCTATCGAAGCCCTCGTGGTCCTTGTACTTGCGGGTGCGGAGCCGCCCTTCGAAGAGGGCGCTCGAGCCCTTCTTGAGGTACTGCTGAGCAAGTTCGGCGGTGCGTCCGTAAACCACGATGGAATGCCATTGCGTTTCGGTCGTGGCTTCGCCGTCGCGGTTCTTGTAGCGGCGGGACGTTGCCACGCGGATGACGCCGTAGTCGTTGCCGTTGCTGTTGCTCTCCCTGATGTCGGGGTCGGCCCCGAGGTTGCCGAGGATGATGACTTTGTTGAGTGAAGCCATTCGTTGTTCTCCTTAGAACGGTGTTGGTGAGTTGTCTGCTTCTGCGGCCTCCTGCTTGCACTTCTCATGGAAGCCCGAGTCAACCAGTTGCTTCCTCTCGTGCTTCGTCAGCTTGCTCGAGAACCACTCCTTGTAAGGCTCGGTTCCTCTGCTTGCCGCCTCAGACGCTGCGGCCTCAAGCGCTGCGGTATCGGGATAGGTTCCTTCGATCGGTTCCTGAGCCGGGGCGGGAGCCGCCTGCGGAGCGGGACTTGCGGCGGGCTTTGCGGGAGCCTTCTGGGCGGTCTTCTGGTTGCTCCTGCCCTTCGGCTGAGACTTCTGCTTGCCGTCGTCGAGGTCGTTGCCGTCGTTGTCGTCGTCAGCCGCGATCCCGAGGAAGGTCGAAAGGCTGTAGCGGCAGGCGTAGGTGCGCGTCGCGCCGATACCCTGAGCGGAAGAGGAAGAGGAGCCCGGGCGCACGACGGGCATCGTCAGCACGCCGGAGGAGAGGACTTCGCCGGTCTTGTATCCGAGGACTGTCTCGACGCTGACGTTCACGCCGTCGCTTGTGACCTTCTGGAAGAGATAAATGCCGTGCGCATTGAGGGCCGGGCGAACGGCCGCAAGGATTTCGGCCAAGTCGGCGTACATGCCGTAGGCGGCCTTTTTAGTTTTGGTCGGCGCTTTGAATTCGGCCTGAGCGGCCGCAAGCGCCTCGAAGATGGAGCCGTGCTCGACCTTGAGAACGGCGGCTTGTTCGGCGGTTGTTTCAGTCATGTAAAATTCTCCGAATACGTCAGAAGGGAAATACGTCGTCGAAGTCCCTTTTCATCACTTCGATGTCGTCTTCGTCTTGACCTGTGAGAGGGGTGTGGGCTGAAGCTTGCTCGGCTTCCCACACCTCTTTTGCTTTGCTCTCAGTTGCTTGAGTGTTCATCTGAACCACCTCTTGAGAATGAATTTGATGCATGCGAAAAAGCCCGCCTGTTCGACGGGCTTTTCTGCTTTCTGGGGAGTGCGCTCCTTGATGACGCCTTGAGCGATCAGCTTTGCGCGGGCTTCCGCAGCGGACTGCGGCCTGTACGGGCGCTTGCGCTTGCGGGAGCGCTGCGAGGAGTGCGTGCGGAGCGGGTGTGCGGGGATGGTCATTGCGGTTCCTTCTCTGAGCGGGTGAGGTCACTCCAAAGCGTGAAGAGTGCGAGACGCTTTGCGCCTAGCTTGGCGTCCAGTTCACCTATCAGGCGATGAACTTCATCTTCCTTGCCCTCCTCGTAGCGCTCTCGGATGATCGAGAGCTCTCCGGTCTCGTCCTTAGACCAAGCGTGAGACTCGCGGAGCTTCTTGAAGATCTGAATGAGCTCCTTTTTGGTGCGCCTGATCATGCGGCGTCCTCAGCACGGTCGCGCTTGTTCTCCTCGTACTCGTACTGAGACCATTCCTTGCAGGCCCGGTCGGCCTTGTGCAGGATGCGGTCGATTACGTCGAAGAACTCCCCGCCCTTGGCGGCCTCGCGGTCGAACGCTTCGCGGAAGCCCTCGACGTTGTACAGGGAGCGCTCTATGACGCGGCGTGCGCGGGTCTCGCGGTCATAGCTGGAGAGGAGCGCCCACCACACCCCAAGTTCGTAGAGATCGCGGTAGAAGTCGATCTCGAGCTCAGCCGCGCCGGAAAGGCAGCGCGGAGTGAATTCGGTTTCGTTCATGATGAAGCCTCAGTTGGTAGCGAGGTATTTGAGGAGGTATGAGCCGCCGTAGATGACAAGGCACATCGTCGCGAAGAAGATGACCCCGCCGATGACGCCGATCATCTGGGCTTGATGCTCTCTGGCGAGCTCAGCCGGGGTGAAGCCCTTTGCCGGGGAACCCGTCAGGGCGTCGAGCAGGAATTCGGTGAGCCTCGTCATTTCCTTCCCCTCATCTGGTGAGCAAGCGCAGCACCCGCGGCGAAGGCAAACCCCTCGCGGTCTTCAATGCCTTCGTCGATGTCGAGGAGCTGCTGAAGGTGCCCGCGAAGAAGTGCCGTTATTTCCACGTCGGCCGTGTAGTTCGCGCGGTGAATGACGCTGCGGAAGCCCTTGCAGGCAAGCCACATGTCGGAGCTGTCGAACGTCCGGAAATCGACGGGCGCTTGATAGGTGCTCATTTCGTTCTCGCAAAAGAAAAGCCCCGGCGCTTTTCGGCGTCGAGGCTCTATGAGGTTGGGGCTCCTTCGGAGTAAGGTAGAGAAGTCCGGTGACAAGGACGTTCTTTAAACCAAACTCCGAAGGAGGAAAGATGTCTGTTCAGACAGAATTGGAAGATGCCATCATCAATCGGCAGGTAGTGCGCTTTGTCTACGATGGGCTTCAGCGCGAAGTTGAGCCCTTTTTGCTCGGCACCACCACCGCAGGGCGTCCCGCGCTGCGCGCTTACCAAACAGCAGGCGGTAGCAGGTCAGGCAAAGTGCCCGAGTGGCGCGTGTTTTTGCTCGACAAAATCGTTGGCCTAACCACATGCCAAAAGCAATTCTCCGGTGAGCGACCGCTCTACAACCCCGCTGACGAAGGTATGCAAACCATCGGCGTTCATATTTAGCCTGAGCGCCGCAGTTACACGGCCCCGGCGGAAGCGCGGGGTCGTTGTGAACTGCACAATCGCTGTCGTGTTGAATCATGGTGTTCTCCATTTAGATTCAAGTCTCCTCCCGGAGCGTGCCTTGCATGGGGGCGCGGCCCTTTTGGAATGAGGGCCGGTGGAGACGGCTTGAAGCTGGGCTCTCCGGAGAGAGCATGAAAAAGCCCCCGCTCCTTTCGGGGCGAGGGCTGATTGTTCGTGTCAGCGATTAGTGCCGATGCTTCGGGGGAAGACCGCGAAGTAGGTACAGGGCGAATGCCGCACCGATTACGCCGAAGATGGCTACTAGCGTCCATAAGTCCATGTTCATCGCTCCAAAAGGTATGTGAGTAAGAGGCTGACCGCCAAGAACCCCAGTCCAATCAACGCCCCTTGGAAGTTGTACTGGAAAAGCCCTAAGGCCAGACCTGCAACACCTACTTTCTCATAGATGTCGGCGATCCTTTTCACTAGAGCGCGTTTTTGATTGTCAGTAAGTGTCACGTCGTGTCCCCGTGTGTCTCTGCAATCCATTATACGAAAAGCCCACCTCAGCCCGCTCTTGAGAATGGGCTCGGGTTAGCCTTCTCCCCGGAGCACTACGCCGGGGCTGTGTGTGGTTGGCGCGGGCATCAGCTCGATGCCGCGGGGTTCCCCTCGCGCCGTATGGGATCTCCCTCGGAGTAGGCTGTAGGTTGCCGGGATAGCAACTGGCACCCACTAACCAACTCCAAGGGAGGAAAAATGTTCGAGATGAATAACCCTCAGCACTTCTACTTGGGACAGGGCGTCCCAAAACTTTCAAAGGCGGAGGTTCTGTTCTTTGGTCTCATCCAGAGCGGCGCCATTACGCTTGAAAAGGTTCCGCTCCCGTGCGCTCGCGACGAGATCGGATACGTCGATGACGCCGATCCGGCCGTTATGGAACCGCTTCAGCAGAATCTTGAGCTGCTCGCGGATCTGTATGAGAAGTGCCGCCGGTTTGCGGCTCGCCGTGATGAACAGAAGTAAGTTGCCGTAAGGCTTCAACCTCATCGAAGAAGGCGCTCAGGGCTTCCTCGAACGCCTTCTTTTGGTTTTCAACCTCTTCCCGCGTGATTGGAGCGATGTAACTGCCGCCTGTTCCCAAAACATTTTTGCCTTCGCGAAACGAGGCAGCGTTAATCGCCTGCGCATACGCACTCGCGGCAATCAGAAGCCAGCGCAATTCGTTTTCGGCCGTCTTGCTCCTTCCAGGAAGCGAAAGCTTGAAGTATCGCTTGGCGTCAATTTCCATCTCGTTCTCCTATGAAAAAGTCTGTGAAAGCGTCCTCGTGAGAAGCCGCTTTCGTAGGCCTTTTTCCCCGGCGGGGTAGCGGCTTTACTGACCGCTAGACCCGCTCGGGGATGTCTGGATGATCCGAGAATCTTCTTCCGTGATCGGCGTAACGATCAGACGGCCGTCTTCAATTTCTACCTTCATAAATCCTCCTAAGAAAGGCCCACAGAAGCGCTCTCAAAAGAAAGCGCTTCAATTGGCCTCCCCGTCCGGGTGCTGAGGGCTTCGGAAAGCAGGCTCAGCACCAGGTCGGGGGCGTGTCTGGAAGGATCGACCCAACGCCCCTTTTCGGCGTCTTCTGCTAGGTAGGCTGCACTGCCTCGATTCCTTCCGGCTCCGGCTCTTCACCGTCGCTTGCCCCTCCCGGCTTCCGGCCGGGGGAGGGAGTTTGCATTCGAAAAAGCTTTTTGCTCTCTCGACAAAGCAAACTTTACACGTGCAAGCAATGAAAAGCAAGTTAAACTTGCCTGTAAGCCGTGATAAAGGCAAGTTTATTTTGACCGAAGTCAAAAAAAAGGACCGCTCTATGGCGGGCCAAGTCGGGTTGAAGAGGGTTACGTGCGGAAGCCGTTAAAAACAAAAATCACGCGTCCATGTATATGAGCTCCCTCTAATTCATCTCTGGTCAATGTGGTCGGTGGATAGGCGGGATTGTCAGAGATAAGCGTCAATGATCTGTTGAAATTGATCTGCACACGCTTAATGAATACATCCTCACCGTTGATAAATACGTAAATTCCATCTCCGCGTGCTTCAGTCTGATGCGTGTCCACAAGTACCAATCCGCCCCTACTGATAGTTGGCTCCATGCTGTCGCCTGCGGCGCTAATGATCTCGAATTGACCTTCGCGAATACCGTGTACGCCGGGCAGTGATCTTAAGAATTCATCAGAAAACTGCATCGCACCGACATTATTGGCTTGATATGCCGGCGAACCAGCCCCGCACGCCCCGTATGCATCAAGAACCGGAACTACCGTCCACCCCGCTCGGGATGGCACTGCAGAAGAGTTAACGGCCGGCATATATGCTGGTTGGTCGTAGCTTTCATCGCCGGTGATTTGTCCGGGAGTTACGCCTAAAAAGTCCGCCAATTTTGAGAGCTTTTCAAGGCGAGGATTCCCTTTAGTTGCCCACCTCTGAACCGCTTGCCGCGTGACCCCGAGAGCCTCCGCGACCTGTGCGTGAGTAAGCCCCTTTGCATTCAGGATGGTCTGTAAGTTGCTCGGCATAAATCCTCCATAGCGCTAGTGTCAGGAAAACTTGCGTACCTCGCAAGCAAGTTAATCTTGCGATATACTTTGCTTTAAAGCTAAAACAACTTGCTATAAAGCAAAACGCTATGACAGAAAAAAGCTCTAATGCCGTACAGAGGGCGGTGGAAAAACTGGGGAGTCAGAAAGCTCTGGCAAAGGTATGTACCCCGGAAGTCTCCAGACAGGCGGTTGCCTTTTGGAAAAAGCTGGGGTACGTGCCGGCAAGGCATGTCCCGGCTGTAAATCTCGCAACCGGAATCCCGAGAAGCGAACTTAATCCGCTTTTCAAGTGAGGCTGCGCCATGAACTACTACCCCCACAACATCGGCGACTTTGCGTCTCTGACTCAGGGGCTTGACCTTGAGGCTGTGGGCATCGTTGTCCGCCTGCTTGACCGGCTGATGCTCACAGAGAAACCGATAAAAACCCAATGGGTTTCCATCGGTTTCCCGAAAGAAGCCAACGACAAGGTAATGGCTGTGCTGGCTGCGCTTTTTGAGGAGACGCCTGACGGGTGGATCTACCCTCCGGCGATAGAGGCAATCGAGGCTTATCAGCGTAACTGTCTGAAGAATCAGGAAAACGGCAAGAAAGGCGGCCGCCCTCGGAAAACCCAACAGGAACCCACTGGGTTTTCTGAGGAAACCCAAGGCGAAGCCAAAAAAAGCCTAACCAATAACCAAGAACCAATAACCAATAACCAAAGAATAGAGAGCACTGACGTGCTCTCTGCGCAGGCGCAAGCGCCCGCGAGCACGCAAACGAAGGCAAAGGCCAAGCGCAAGTCCTCGATGTGCTCCGTCGAGCGCCCGGAGGACGTCTCTGCGCAGGTCTGGAGCGACTGGCTCCAGATCCGCAAGGCCAAGCGCCTCCCGCTGACGAAGACCGCTTGGGACGCCATGTGCGTCGAGGCTGAAAAGGTCGGCTTCACGCCCGCCGAGGCCGTCAAGCACGCCGTCGAGCGCGGCTGGGCGGGCTTCAAGGCCTCTTGGTACGAAAACGACAGGAGCCAGGACAAGGCCGGGTCTTCGCAAGAGGATCCGGGCTTTGGGTGGCTCTGAGGAGTGAACGATGAAGACCCCCACCGCATTCAGCGGCGCCGACATACAGGCGCTATACGCAAAGATCGCGCAGGCTCGCGCTCAGGCGGCCGCGTCCGCGCCTGCCGATGAGACCGAGCAGGAAGCCGCCCCCATCGATCCGGCGAAAGCAGAGCGCGCGGACCTTTTCGCGCGGAGGTACGCAATCCTCCGGAAGGCCCTCCCTTGGGTCTCGCAGCCGAAAGCCTGCTCGATCAGCAGTTACGTCTGCGAATGCCCCGATCAGGAGAAGGCAGTCAGGGTCTGCCAGCGCTTCGCGGACCGCCTGCTCGATCGCGTCCTCGATGGGCGCGCGGCGACGGGCATCCTCCTCGTCGGCAAGCCCGGCACGGGAAAGACACACCTCGCGCGCGGCATCCTGTGCAACCTCGCCGCGCAGGGCGCGCCGGGCTTCTTCATTCCGGCGACCGAGTTTTTCGATTTGTACACGCCGTCTTTCGGCGCTCAGCTCGACGTCCCACTCTGGAAAGTCCGGGAGCTTCTGTCCGGAATCTCCTGCCTCGTCCTCGACGACGTCGGAACCTCTGCGTGGACTGACGCTCGACGCGACAGGCTCCAGCAGGTCCTCGACTCCCGAATCGCGGCCGGTCTGCCAACCGTTATCACGACGAATCTCGGAAAGCAGGACTTCGCCGACGAAAACGCGTCGCGCATCTCTTCCCGCATGTCGCAGTACCTCTTCCCGCTCGCTTGCAAATGGACCGACTGGCGCGAGAAGACCGCGGCGAAGCGCTTCAGCCCTGAGGAGCTCTTCTGATGCCGCTCACCGTCATCGATCTACTGGCCTGCCGCTTCGCCCCCGGCCAAACCGGCGAGCAACGCCACAATGCCTATAAGCACTCGCCGCTCAAGTCTGCCGTAACAAGGAGGCTCAAATGATGACAGAAAAGACATTTTCTACAGAGTGGATCAACGAAAGAAACAGGTCACTGGCCAGGGCTGGCGAGGGCATTGTCGCCGCTCGCAAGAGTCTCGATCAACTGGATTCGATTCTCCGCGGCACCGTCGCAGGGAAATTCCCCGACATTGGCACCGTCGCCGACACAACTCACCGGCTCCGCTCCGAGGTCGATCAGATCCTCATCGGCCTCGTCGAGTCCTGCTGTGCCCCGGCAAATGCGGAGACCTACTGATGACTGACCGCAAACTCCTCGGCGGCCGATGGCACTACCCCGAGGTCACCGTCAAGCTCAAGTTGGACGGCGCGCGCTTCGAGGAGGGCAAGTAATGCACGGTTGCGAAATACGAATCTATCCAGCCTTCGCAGATGGTCAGACGATTCCGGGCATCGGCGTTTTCAAAGTGCTCGGCACGAGCGTGAGCATCCGTATCGGACAGATCAGCGATGACTCGCCTGCCGTTGCCGTCGAACCCGTCCAAACCATTGAGGAGCTCCCTGAGCTCTTCCGGGCCGTCGCGGCCGCGATGCATTTGGTCAATGCGTGGGAACGGCAGCGCGGGAATGAGCCGCCGTTCGACCTCACAAAACTGACTCAGGGTTTGTTCTCGGGCCGCGATTGCCGGGCTGACCTTTCAGGAATTCGCGGGGCAGCCAGGGCATTTCACACTCGGCCGCCCGCAGTTCCCTCAAAGATCATCGCGATGAGGATGCTTGTCGATGATGGGGACGCTGAGGACAAACCTACTCAAGCCAAATCAACAGAAAACCGTGAATGCCTTCGCCAGGCTGCCGGAACCAAAGATCACCCATGGAGCGCAGCTTCATACATCCCGCAGGAGGTTCTATGTCATCTCGCCGTGTGAACGATTCGATGACTGATGGGTTCTGGATGCAGACGGGCTTCTCGATGACGCCGATTTGCAGGGCAAACATCCCGTCCTCGTCCGACTCGGGTGAAATCGTCCCAGGGCACCGAACAAGGTATGACTTGCCGCTCTTCGTGCGGATTTCATAGACGGACTGATCGTCTTCTGGAACTTCGAATTTGATCACAGCTTTTCCTCCGTGGGTTGGTTGATAGGTGTTCTGGGGAGAACGTCCTCAATCATCCTGCGGAGGTCAGGACTCAGCAAATGCAATCGCTATTCGACGAATCTCCGCAGCCTGAGGCTCAAGTCCGCTGCATCGAATGCAGTCACTTCGAGGGCTCAAAGCGTGACCGCGGCGCATTCCTTTTCCGGAGACGCTCTGGCTACTGCGAGATCGATGACCGGCCGGGCGGACGGTGGAACGTCCTTCAGAACATTGACCGGCCGCGGCGCTGTGCTCACTACCTCAGAGCGCCCGAAAGCCTCATCAAGCAAAGAACCACCTACCTCGCACGCCTCACAAATCCCGGCGGCGAGTCCATCCAAGACAGAGCACAAAGACTTTGGCACCGATAAATCTCAATGGAGGGAACATCATCATGAAGCGAATTATTCAGCTCACGTTGCCGTGGCCTCACCGCGCGCTCTCCCCGAATGCACGGGTCAACCTCATGCAGAAGGCTCGGATCTTCAAGCGCGAAAAGTACGCGACGATGATGCTCACGAAAGCCGCGCTTCAAAAGGTCGGCATCGAAAAGGTCACCGTCAAGGGTGGGCTCCCCGATAAGAAGTGGCGCGGCGGTCGAGTCAATATCGAGCTCATCTGCATCCCGCCTGTCACTCGCTATCACGACGAGGACAATCTCCTCGCAAACTGCAAGGCCATTCTTGACGGCATTGCTGAAGGCATGCAGGTCAACGACAACACTTTCCACTTCAAAGAACAGGACTGGCTTCAAGCTGAAAATCCCGGTCATCTCATCATCAATATCACCTGGGAACCGAGCCTGGGCTGCCGAAGCTGAGGAGGGAGGGATCATGAATGAAGGAGGAACCCCCATGCCAGTTGTCGATTTGGACACAGGAAGAGATCGAGGCCCTCTCGGAGTCTCAAGCTTTCTTCCCGCGCCCGCAGCAGAGGCACTTGTTCGAGCTCACGCTACAGCTCTCGGATACGCAGAGGGATCGCTCGCCAGACTGCGAGCTATCGATGATGGGATCAAAAAAGTCAAAAGGCAGTTCCCGGCGTGGTTCCGCGAGGATGGTGACGGTCTCTGTCGGTGACGCTGGCCGGCCAGTGGGCGAAAGCGCTGTGTCCGCAAAGTACCTCGATGCCGATGTCGAGCACGCCAGACAGCTCCGCTCAGAGGGCTACTCATGGCGCAAAATCTCTCTCATGCTCGAGATCCCCGTGCGGACAATCCGCAGTTTCGTAGACGGTTCCCGGCGCGCTGTGACAGTCGTCGGTTGGAAAAAGGTAAAAAGATGGGTGAACGAAAACTGACGCCTCGGCAGGAGCGATTCGTCAAGGAATATCTGGTTGACCTCAATGCGACTCAGGCAGCAATCCGCGCCGGGTACTCGGCAAAAACCGCGAACCGCATCGGCCCGGAGTTACTTGGCAAAACTTGTGTCGCGGCCGCAATCGCAAGACAGAAAGAGAAACGCGCGGCCAAGATCGAACTTACGGCCGAAAAGGTGCTCGAGATGAACCTGCGCTTTTACAAGGTCAACTCCGAGCTAATCCCAAAAGAAACCTTCGAGGGGCAGGCAACTACCAAAGATGGCGCGCTCGCTTGGCGGATGGTCGATGCCGCGGCGGCCGCAAAGGCGCTCGACATGCTGAACAAGCACTTCGGCTGGTATGAGAAGCCCGACGGCTCCAAAGATGCGGCCATTTCCTCACTGGCTTCAACCCTTCAGGGGCTCGTGAATGGACTTCGACCTGACAACAAGTAAAGGCCAGTCTGAGGCGCTCATGTGGTGCGCGGCGCAGTGCACGAATGATCCGCTCAAGTTCGCTCAGATTGCCTTCCCCTGGGGCAAGGGCACGCTCGCAAACTTCACCGGGCCCGACAAGTGGCAAGCTGAAGTCCTGACCTCCATGCGCGACAGGCTCCAAAGCGGAGAGGCTTGGCAGCACGTCATTCAGGACGCGACGGCCTCAGGTCATGGCACGGGCAAAGCGCTTCATGTTGACACGCTCATTCCGACTCCGCAGGGCTTCAGACGCATGGGCGACATTCGTGCCGGCGATGAGGTCTTCGGCCTCGATGGCTCGCCTGCGACGGTCATTGCCGTCCCCTACCGAGGCGAACGGCCGTGCTACCGGGTTACCTTCGATGACGGCTCTTCGACCATTGCAAGCGGCGAACACCTCTGGATGGTCAGAGGGCGCAACGAGCGGCGCTTTGGCAAGGGCTTCAGCGTGCTCACGACTGAGGAAATCATCGCGCGCGGCATCAGGCGAAAGAACGGCACCGCTGCAATGGCTCGGCAGTTTGAACTCCCGCCCGTGGGCGCGGTTCTCGGTGGCAGCGACGATGTTCCCTTTGATCCCTACGTTGTGGGCATATGGCTCGGCAATGGCGGCCGTGGGCGGGCAAGCATCACCACTGATGACGATGAGGTGCTCACACACTTCGAGGACTGCGGCGTGCGCTACAGCTTCGGCAGAAAGCAGGATACTTCAGCGCTCACGGTCTATGTGCGCGGATTGGGCAAGCCTCTTCGCGAGCTCGGCATCATTGACCGCTACTCATACGAGAAGAGTATCCCTGCCGTCTATCTGACCGCATCGCTCTCCGTCCGTGAGGAGCTTTTCCGTGGCCTCATGGATTCTGACGGCGAAGTGGGCAAGCAGGGCACGCTCGCCTATTCGACGACAAGCAAGCAGCTCGCTGATGACGTGTGCACGCTCGCGCGCTCCCTGGGCGGTAAGGCGCAGATACAGCCGACAGTCAAGAATCCCTTCTACTACTCGCTGAGCCGCAAGCGGATTCCCGGCCGGCCGTGCTGGCGCGTCACGCTCACCATGCCGCGCGGCTTCAAGTGCGGCTACATCTGGCGGCGCTTCAGTCGAATCAGGCCGGAAATTGAGGCGCGCTACCTCACGCGGTGGATAGACAGCATCGAGCCTGTGGGCGTGCAGCCGTGCCAGTGCATCACGGTTGACCGGCCGGACGGAATGTTCCTCGCCAATGAGTACATCCCGACACACAACTCCTGCCTCGTTTCCTGGATCATCCTCTGGGCGCTGTGCACCTATCCCGACACACGCGGCGTTGTCACGGCAAACACCGAAAGTCAGCTGCGCACAAAGACCTTCGCAGAACTCGCCAAGTGGCATGGCCTCTGCATCTTCAAAGACTGGTTCATCATGTCCGCGATGTCGCTCGTCTCCCGGCAGAAGGGGCATGAGCAGACTTGGCGCGTGGACGCCATTCCGTGGTCTGAGACGCGGCCAGAGGGCTTCGCTGGCCTGCACAATGCCGGCAAGCGCATCCTCGTCATCTTCGATGAGGCCTCGGCTATCGCTGATCCCATTTGGGAGGTCACTGAGGGCGCGCTGACTGACAAGAATACGCAGATCTTCTGGCTGTGCTTTGGCAACCCTACCCGCAGCACTGGGCGCTTCTTCGAGTGCTTCCACAAGTTCCGGCACCGCTGGACGCATCGGCACGTGGACGGGCGCGACGCGGCCGGCACCGACAAGGAAAAGATTGCCGAGTGGCTGGCTGACTACGGCGAAGACTCTGACTTCTTCAAGGTGCGCGTGCGCGGCGTCTTTCCGAGTGCGTCCGCAATGCAGTTCATCCCCCGAGATGTTGCGGACTCTGCGGCTTCCCGGCCGCTCCCTCATGTGGACTACACCCGCATGGTGGCAATCCTGGGGGTGGACGTGGCGCGCTTCGGCGATGACGCCTCCGTCATCGTCACGCGCTTCGGCCTCGATGCGCGCTCAATGAAGCGGCAGCGCTTTCGCGGCCTTGACGGGCATCAGCTCGGCGCGAAAGTCGCTGAGCACTACAACCGGCTCAAGGGCATGGGTGTCCGAAAGATCCTGATCCATGTCGACTCGGGCGGCGTCGGCGGCTCCCCCTGCGACTGGCTCCGTCACAACGGCTATCCCGTGACTGAGGTCAACTTCGGCTCGGGCGCGTCCAACAGGCAGCGCTACAAGAATCTCCGCGCTGAGATGTGGGGCCGCATGCGCGAGTGGCTTGAGCTGGGCGGCTGCATCGAGGACGATGAGGATCTCATCACTGACCTCACGGGCGTCGAGTACGACTACACGCCGACAAATCAGCTCCTGCTTGAGAAAAAGGAGGACATGAAAGACAGAGGGCTCCCGTCGCCTGACAATGCCGACGCGCTGGCTCTGACCTTCGCCGTCAAGGTCAACGAGTACCTCGATGATCTGCCGTCCCCGCAGCCGTCCCGCAGTCGCAGGCACGGCATCCGGGATCCCTACCGCTGAGCACCCCTGCGCACTCCGCGCTCGGCAGGTGAGACCATCTCGGCATGAGTACCGAAACTTTCACCTGCCGGCGCATCACGTGCCGTGAGGCCTTCTCCCGGCCGGAATGGGACGAACTCGAAAAAGCCTACGGCGAAGAGATCGTCTATGAGGATCTGCCGCCTGCGCCTGACCGGCGCATGTATGAGCTCCTTGAGGCGCAGGGCATCCTGCGTCCTGTGGGGCTTTTCGAGGGCGAAGAGCTCATCGGCTTCGCGGCCTACATCACCTCTGTGCTCCCTCACTTCGGCGGCGGCCGGGTGCTCGCTACCTGCGAAAGCATCTGGCTTCGAGAGGATCGCAGAGAGGGCACGGGCGCAGGGGCGCTCCTTCTCAAAACGCTCTTCAGCTGCGCAAAAGAGGACGGGGCTTACGGCATGTATCTCGGCGCAAAGATCGGCACTCAGGCAGACAAGATCTTCGACCGGATCGCCAAGCCAGTGAACGTTCTCTACTGGAGGAAACTGTGACAGCGCTCGTCCCTGCGGCGTCCCTGCCGCCTTGCTCCTCTGATGATCTCGCTCTGGTGATGGCGCTCCGTGAGCGCATCGATGCTGAGCTTGAGCCGTGCGAGTTCCCGACTGAGAGTTTCTTCCATGCGGGCGTCTATGTCCGCACGTGCCTCGTCCCGAAAGACACGGTGCTGGCCGGCGCTGTCATCAAGATCCCGACAGTCGTCATCGTCTCAGGCCACTGCTACGTCCAGGCCGGCAAAGAGACGCGCGAGCTCAAGGGCTACGTCGTTCTCAAGGGCGCGGCCGGCCGGTCTCAGGTCTTCCGGGCTATCGAAGATACCTTCATCACCATGCTCTTTGCGTCCGACGCGGACAGCATCGAGCGGGCAGAGGAAGAGTTCACTGACGAATTTGAAAACCTCTTGACTAGGAGAAAACCATGAGCGGCGGAGTGACAGGCGGTCTGATCGCGGGCGCGGCCATTGCTGCGGCTGGTGCCGCAACTTCCATCTACACGAGCAACAAACAGGCCAAAGCTCAGAAAGCGGCTACGCAGCAGGCCGAAAGGCAGGCGCAGGCTGAGGCTGAGCGCTCCCGGCAGGCTCAGCGCAGGCAGGACTCGAACTCCGCAGACGTGAGCTCCATCCTCGCTGATGCGGCTAATGCCGGCATGAGCGCAGGGTCAACCCTGCTCACCGGCGCGGGCGGCGTGAACAACAACAACCTCGCTCTCGGCGCGGGCGGCGCACTGGGGTGATGCATGTCTGAAGATCTCAAGCTCAGGCAGCGCATCCTGACGCGCTGGGGCACGCTCAAAAAGGAGCGCGAGCCGTACATGACGCAGTGGCTCGAGATCTCTGAGCACATCACCCCGAGTCGCGGCCGCTTCCTCATCGGCAAAAACCGCAATGAGTCGCGCTCCAGGTGGAACCGCATCGTGGACAGCTCTGCCGTCCGGGCGGCAAACATCCTCGCGGCCGGCCTCATGAGCGGCATGACTGATCCGTCAAGTCAGTGGTTCGCGCTCACAACCGGCACGCCGAATTTGGATGAGGCGCAGGCCGTCAAGGTATGGCTCGATCAGGTGCAGCGCATCATGGAGATGGCCTTCACCCGGACGAACACCTATCAGGCGCTGCATCAGGGCTGGCGCGATGTGGGCACCTACGGCGTGATGGCTATGGTCATCGCAGAGGATGACAGAGAGGTCTTCCACTGCTACCCGCTCTCCGTGGGCGAGTACGCCATTGGCGTGGATGACAGAGGCGTGCCTGACACACTCTACCGGCGCTTCATCATGACGGCGGCTCAGCTGGTAGCGCGCTTCGGGCGCTCAAAGCTCTCGGCCGACGTGCTCCGCAACTTCGATGCCGGGCAGGTTGACCATGAGTACAAGCTGATCCATGCCATTGAGCCGCGCTTTGACCGGCAGTACGGCAAGCGCGATTCCCGCAACATGCCGTGGCGCAGCGTCATCATCCAGATTGACTCGGACGGCACGAAAGACGGCATCCTTGAGGAGTCAGGCTTCAACGAGTTCCCGTGCGTGGTGGGGCGCTGGGGCGCATCGGCCTCGGACGTGTACTCAGAGGAATCTCCCGGCATGGTCGCGCTCGGCGACGTGCGGCAGCTTCAGCATGAGCAGAAGCAGAAGGGAAACTCCATCGACTACATCGTCAATCCTCCGCTCATCATGCCCACTGCGGCGCGCGACAACGAGGATGACTTCGAGCCGGGCGGCAGAATCTACCTTGACGCTCCTGCGCAGAAGGACGCTGTGCAGTCCGCCTGGCAAGTCCAGATGGACATAAACGCGCTCCGGCAGGACATTGCTGAGGTGCAGCAGCGCATCAATCAGGCCTTCAGCGTAGACATGTTCCTCATGCTCTCCGGGCAGCAGATGGGCAAGATGACGGCCACTGAGGTTGCTGAGCGTCACGAGGAAAAGCTCATGATGCTCGGTCCCGTGCTCTCGCGCCTGAACAACGAGGTCTTGAAGCCGCTCATTGAGCGCACCTTCTCGATCCTCTACCGCGCGGGGCAGCTGCCTCCGGCTCCGCCTGAGCTTGCGGGCGTCGAACTCTCAATTGAGTACACGTCCATGCTCGCGCGCTCTCAGCGTGCGATTCGTGCGAACTCCCTCGATCAGTTCCTGCAGCGCATCGGGCAGGTCGCGCAGTTTGATCCGAATGTGCTCGCGAAAATCGACAGCTTCCGCATCGTTGACGAGTACGCCGATTACCTCTCTGTTGCTCCCTCTGTGGTCGTGCCCACTGAGCAGGCGCAGCAAAAGATTGAGGCGCAGCAGCAGGCTCAGCAGCAGGCTCAGCAGGCTGAGCAGATGCAGCAGGCCGCTGATGCCGTGTCCAAGCTTGGGCGCGTCCCGGCAGACGGTTCAACCGTCGGCGGGCAGGCCGTCCAAGGCATGCAGGAGCTTGCTCAGCAGGGGGCGCTGTAGCCCTGCGCACTCCGCAATTTTCGTGTGAGACGATTGACCGCATGAGAGACCGCAACCCCATTGCTGACAAGGCAGACGATGAGAAAGACAAGCGGGCGAAGAGCCGGATGGATCTGGCGCTCCGCTCCGTGATGGCTACGCGTGAGGGCAGGATGGCGCTTCAGTGGGTCTTGGATTCATCTGGCGTCAATTCTGCGTCATTCAGCCCGAACGCTCTCACGATGGCCTACTCCGAGGGGCGGCGCTCAGTGGGCATCCAGCTCGCTGAGCGCCTGCGCGCGGTGTCTCTTGACTATTTCAGACTCATGAAAGACGAATCCTATGAGTGACGAAACGAATCTGCCTGGCGAAGGCGCTCAAACTCCAAACGACGCGCAGCAGGCACCCGGCACCACACAAGCCACTGCCGGGCAGTCCGATGCTCAGAACGCTCAGCAGCCTGCCGTTGCTCAGACTCCTGCCGGACAGCAGGATCTGACCGGCGGGCAGACGCTGATGGGCGGAGCTCAGGACGGGGAATCCAAGGACGATAAAGACGACAGCCAGAAGAAAGCGCCCGAACCTGGGAAGACTGAGGGCGCTCCGGAAGAGTACGGCGACTTCAATGCACCGGAAGGAATTGAGCTCGCTGGCCCGGTGATGGATGAGTTCAAGGGCGTGGCTAAGGAGCTGAATCTTTCGCAGGAGCAGGCGCAGTCCCTGATTGACAGGGTCACGCCGGCAATGCAGGCAAGAGCAGTTGAGAACATCCAGCGCGTGAGCAGGGAGTGGGCTGAGCGTTCAAAGAACGACGCCGAAATCGGCGGCTCGAACTACCAGGCTACGCAGGCGAACGTTTGGCGAGTGATCTCCAACTTCGGCCGCGCGGCAGACGGGTCGATTGACCCGGACGTTGCGGAGTTCATCAATTCCCCGATGGGCAACCATCCGGGAGCGCTCAAGCTCATCGCCCGTGCCGGTGCGAAATTCGGCGAAGCGAAGATACCGACGGGCAGTCCGGCGCAGACGCCTTACACCCCGACGGACTTCTACAACGACGCTAAGAGAAACTGAGGCTAGATATGGCTGACATCATCACTGACAACAACCCGGTGACGCTCGCTGACTTTGAAAGCCTGACGAACGACAAGCCGATTCGCTCGCTGATGCATACCATCCGCGACTACACGCCGATCTTCGATCAGGCGGTCATCCAGGCCGGCAACGATGGTTTCGGAGACCGCGGCAAGATCATCACGACCTATCCTGAAGGTCAGCTGCGCGCCTTCAATGAGGGATGGGATACGGAAAAGGTGCACGGCTCTGACGTGCGCTACCGTGCCGGCATGATGCGCACCCGTTCAGAGGTTGACCGTGATCTCTACAACACGCGCCCGGCAGCTGAGCGCGATGCCTGGCGCTTCCGAAAGGATCAGGGCTTCATGCGCGGCCTTGCCCGAAAGGTCGTCAAGACCATGTTCTACGGCTCCGCAGCGGCTGATCCGCGCGGCGTGGACGGCCTCGGCTCCATCGTCACACCGGCGAATGAAGCTTTTGCTGATCGCATCATCAATGGCGGCGGCACGACTGCGGCAAAGCAGACGGACATTTGGCTCGTCAATTGGGATGCTGAAGCCTGCTTCTGCTTCTACCCGCAGAACGGCTCTCAGGCTGGCCTGCGCGTTGAGAACATGGGCGAGCACTACGCCTTCGACGCGAACGGCAAGCGCTTCCTCGCGCTCATCACTGAGTTCGCCTGGGATCTTGGCGTCGCGCTTTACGACCCGGAAAAGATTGTCCGCATCGCGAACATCGACACGGCCAAGTACTCGATCCAGAACAACAAGGGCGGCGGCGCTGCGAACCTCATTGACCTCATGACTCAGGCCATTGAGATGCTCCCGGATGATCAGACCGGCCGCGTGGCCTTCTACATGAATGACGCGGCGCGCTCCGTTCTTCGCCGTCAGATTGTGAACAAGGACAACGTGCTTCTGAACATGGATGAGGTGGCCGGCCGAAAGGTGCTGACCTTTGCGGGCGTTCCGGTTCACAAGGTGGGCACGGACATCATCCCGAACAACATGAACGTCCTCGCCTAAAGGAGATCTCATCATGATGGATGTCAAGCTCGTTTTCTGTGAGGATCAGGCGGCGACTGCGGCCTTCACGTCCTCGGCAATCGACTTCGGCCAGAAGGCTCCGACGACGGGGCTCAATGACCATGAGCTCTACGTCGTCATCAAGGCGACGACTGAGTGCACCGGTACGGGAACGCTCACGCTCACTCTTGAGCAGTCCGATGAGGCTGCGGCCAACTTCTCCACTGCGCTGGTCACGGGCGCGCTCACGGCTGATGAGCTCAATGCCGGCGTTGCGCTCCATCTGCCGATTAAGCACAAGCGCTACCTGCGTCTCAAGGGCGCGGCTTCAACGACCGCGCTCACGGCTGGTGCTGTGACCTGCTACCTCTCCGATGTGTTCGACGCTCGCTTCATCGTGCCCAAAGAGGGCATCGAGTTCATCGCGACGAAGGACTGACCTTTCTCTCCTCCTAAGTGGGGCGACGGGCGGGGGCGACTCCGTCCGCCATTTTTGTATATGGCTACGAAAGCAGACATTTGTAACCTCGCGCTCAGCACGCTGGGCGACTCGGCAACCGTCACGGCAATCGATTCGCCAGACGGCTCGCCTCAGGCTGGGCACTGCGCTCGCTTCTACCCTATTGCGCTCAGGCAGCTTATGGAAGAGGCCGACTGGTCTTTCCTCACGCGGCGGCAGCGGCTCGCTGCGCTCTCGTCTCTCGATGAGGAAACCTACTCATGGAAGTTCGGCTTCAGCGTTCCGAGCAACTGCGTGCGCATCATCAAGCTCGAAGCCGTTCACTTCAGGGAGCGCAGGACAATCGACTACGAGCTCGAGATGGATCCAAGCAATGCCTCGCGCCTGATCCTCTGCAATGAAGAGTCTCCAGTGCTCTCCTTCGTTGCGCTCAATGACAATCCGTCCATCTATCCGACGTACTTCATCAATGCGCTGGTGCCGCTCCTGGCCTCCATGCTGGTGGGGCCGCTGAAGCAGGCCGATGCTTCTTCGACTGAATCCCGTAACCTGCTTGCTCTCTATCAACAGGCGCTCTCGCTGGCCAAGACCGCTGACGCCTTCAATGCGCGGCATCGCGGCCGGCGGCGCGAACGCCTCGCTCCTCATCTCCGTGCGAGGATCGTCTGATGGCAACCATCCGAAACTACATGCGAGCCTTCAATGGCGGCATCGTCTCTCCTTCCATGTATGCCCGAATCGATGACGGCAAGTATCAGACGGGGCTCGCTGAGTGCACCAACTTCCTGGTCGAACCGCAGGGGCCTGTGTGCTTCCGGCCTGGCTTTGTCTACGTGAATCAGGCAAAAGAGACGGGCTACGCTCCAAAGCTCATCTCCTTCACGTTCTCTACAGATCAGACGATGGTGCTCGAATTCGGGCACCACTACGTGCGCTTCCACACTCAGGGACAGACGCTCATGAATGGAAGCTCTGCCTACGAGATCTCGAGCATCTATGACGGCGCAGATGTCTTTGACCTTCACTACGTCCAGTCGGCCGACATTCTGACTTTGGTGCATCCGTCCTATCCGCCGATGGAACTCCGGCGCTACGGGGCTTCCGACTGGCGCTTTGTCGAGGTCACCTTCGGCAGCAAGCTCGCGGCTCCCGGCGCTCCGAGTGTGTCTCAGCATATCAATGAGTCAGTCTCGAACCCCACTGACTACGTGCGAAAGTACGCGGTCACGGCGCTCACTGAGGATGGCAGTCAGGAAAGCGCAGTCTCGCCTGCGACGAGCATCAACTGCAACCCCTACGGGGACGGCTCCTACAACACCATCTCTTGGAACGCAGTGAGCGGCGCTGGCCGGTACCGCGTCTATCGCGATGTGGGCGGCCTCTGGGCGTACATCGGAGAAACAACGAGCACGAGCATCATTGATGAGAACATCACGGCCGACAGCTCCATCACTCCTCCGATTTACGACGACCCCTTCAATCAGCAACGGGGCATCACGAGCGTGACGGTCAACAATCAGGGCAGCGGGTACACCTATGCGCCCAAAGGTGTGAAGACTGGTCAGTACGTGTCAAAAGGCACGCTCGCATCGGCGGGGGATGTGGCATATGTTGGCATGCCGCTCGAGACTTTCAAGAAACTGCCATATAGCAAAGAACCGACTATTTTTGCACTAAGTGAACCATATTGGGGAAAAAGATCGAAATCACAGTTTGGATATCCTGATTATCCGTCGGCAAATTCATTGAAAGAATCTGCGAAGGAATTCATTGAACTGGTTGATATTAGCGGGGGCGGCAGCGGGGCAGGATATGAGCTCGATTTTGAAGTGAGTAATGACCGCTATAAAAAGACTGTTTCTGGAGGTGATGGCGACACGCTTTATTACTATTCGTCCACGGTAATTACGCTCAAAGGTGTTCGAGTCACTGCGGCTGGCTCAAATTATTCTCAGCCTGTTGTTCGCGTTTATCTCAATCAGGACATTCCTTTTAGCAGATACAACGAAGCTCTGCGCTATGAATACACGCTGGCCGTGGACAATTATGGCGTCAATGTCTACGTCCGCGATTCGACCGGTTCCGGCGCTGAGCTGGCTCCAGTGGTCAGCAATGGCCGGATCACTTCGATTCGGGTAGTGAAGCCGGGCAGCGGGTACTCGTCTCCGACGGTGGTGATTGATCCGCGGGGCACGGGCGGCTCGGGCGCGAGTGCGACGGCTCATGTGGGCTCTGCGGGCGACTATCCGGGCGCGGTCTCGTACTTCGAGCAGCGGCGGTGGTTTGGCGGCACCTATCAGCGTCCAAGCAATCTCTGGGCGACAAAGTCGGGCACTGAGTCGGATATGAGCTACAGCCTTCCGGTGCAGGATGATGACAGGATTTCCGTGCGTGTTGCGGCGCGTGAGGCGAACCGCATCCGGCATATCGTCCCGCTCCAGCAGCTGATTCTCCTGACCGGCGCGGCGGAGTGGCGCGTGTCTCCGCTGAACTCAGATGCAATCACACCGTCCTCAATGTCGGTGCGTCCGCAGTCCTACGTGGGCGCGAATGGTGTGCAGCCTCTGGTCATCAATTCTCAGATGCTCTATGCGGCTGAGCGCGGCGGTCATCTTCGCGAGCTGGGCTACAACTATGAGGCGGGCGGCTTCATCACGGCAGATGTGTGCCTGAGGTGTCCGCACCTTTTTGACAATCTCACCATCAAGGATCTGGCCTACTCGAAAGCTCCGTGGCCGATTGTGTGGGCTGTGAGCTCGTCGGGCGACTTGCTGGCCTTGACCTACGTTCCTGAGCAGCAGGTGGGCGCTTTCTCCCGGATCACGACTGACGGCGTCTTTGAGTCCTGCGCAGTTGTAGCTGAGGGTGACGAGGACATTCTTTACTGCGTCATCCGGCGCACCATCAACGGCGTCGAGAAGCGCTTTGTCGAGCGCATGCATGAGCGGCAGTTCACCAAACTCGAGGACTCGATCTTCATGGATTGCTCGGGCACTTACTCGGGCGAGCCGAAAACCGAGATCAGCGGGCTCACGTGGCTTGAGGGCAGAGAGGTCTGCATCCTTGCTGACGGCTCAGTTGAACCGAAACAGGTGGTCACTGGGGGCAAGATCACGCTCGCGCAGCCGGCCTCCAAGGTGCATATCGGCCTGCCCTATGTGGGTGATCTGAAGACTCTTCCGGTGGCTGTCGCGCTTCAGGACGGCTCCTACGGCTCCGGGCATCAGAAGAACGTCCGAAAAGTCTTCTTCCGTGTGGTGGATTCTTCCGGGCTGAAGGCTGGCCCTTCGACAGATCAGCTTGCGGCCTACCCGGCGCGCAGCACTGAGTTTGCCGGATCTCCGCCTTCTCCGATTACGGACGAGTTCGGCTTCGCGGTCTTCCCGCAGTGGGGCGCGGGCGGGCAGGTGTGCATCCGGCAGGATGATCCTCTGACGCTGCGGGTAATCTCGATGACGGCGCAGGTTGAGATGGTCTGACCGCTTCAGCACCCCTGCGCATTCCGCAGCCTCCGTCTCAGACAATGAGCTGATTCGGAGGCTTTTCTATGGCTGCTTCATCAGCATCAACTTCTTTCGGCGCGAGCTGGGGCGGACTGATCGCGAGCGGTGTGGCGAACACCATCAGCGCGTTCGGCTCCTTCGGCCTGCAAAAGACCAAAAACGCCATTGCTCAGTCGCAAGCGAACATCGCGCGCATCAATGCGCAGACGATGATGCGCCAATACGAGGCAACGCTGCGGGCAAGCGAGAAAGACATTCAGAAAACGACGATGGCGGCCGGGCGCGTCAAGGGCTCTCAGCGGGCGGCGCTGGCTGCGAACGGCATTGCCGTGGGTGAGGGTTCCGCTGCTGAGCTCCAGGCTTCGACCGACATTGTCAAAGAGATCGATGTCAATCAGATCAAGTCGAATGCGCTCAATAACGCCTGGGGCTACCGAATGCAGGCTGCTGGCTTCGAGGGACAGGCGCTCATGGCTGAAGCCTCAAAGCAGAGTGCGTGGCTCACGGCCGGCGCGACGCTCATGGGGGCTTCGCAGTACTCCGCGGCGAACTACATGCAGGCGGCGCTCGGCGTCTATCAGGGGCTGAGCTCAAATCCGCTCAGCACTGACAAGAACTTCTCAGCGGGCGGCAAGTGGACGAACTATGCCGGGGCGAAGCAGTACGGCTACGGCTTCGGGGATACGGGCTGGGGCAACTTTGCCGGCGCATCACGCTACGGCCGGATGTAAGGAGGAAAGATCAGCATGCCGATGGTTCCGACTTTCCAGGGCGGCATTCCTCAGGTGCCTGACAGCGGGCGCACTGGGCGGATGGTGATAGATGCTCCGCGTCCGACAGTGGACTATGAGTCAACCTTCCAGGCGGCAATCCGGCCGCTGGCCTACGGTGCTCAGGCTGTGGGCAAGATTCTCGAGACTGAGCACGCGCGCAGCGTCAAGGCCGAAAGCGATGAGGCTGAGACGAAATTCATGCAGGTTGTCCAGAATGCGCTCTATGCGCCTGAGACGGGCTACATGGCTCAGCGCGAGAAGAATGCTGTAGACGCCTTCACGCCGACAGTCGAGTGGATTCAGAAGGGTGCGCAGGGCATCCTTGACAAGCTCACGCCTGATGTCCGGGCGGCGGTCGAAAGCCGCATCCAGGATCGCTTTCAGACTGCGCGCGGGCAGATGATGCGGTGGAATCAGGCGCAGACAGATCAGTGGCACCTGACCTCATCTCAGTCCCGGCAGAAGGCGCTGATGGATGACGCGGCGCAGCACTACTCAGACAAGGACTACCTTGCCAAGACGTGGCTTTCCATTGTGCAGGAGCATGACTATCAGGCGCAGATTGCAGGCTACGATGAGGACACGCGGCGGCAGGGAGTGGCTCAGCTCTATGACGCCTTCATGGCGCAGCGCTTTCAGCAGTGGGCGAACGATGATCCGGTCGGGGCGTTCGCTGCGAGCCGTGACGAGCGTGAGCATATGAGCGCCAAGGCTTGGGATGCTGTAGACAATTCGCTCTGGGCGTCAAGCAAGCGGCAGCTCGCCTATCAGGTGGCGCAGCAGGCTCCTGGCCTTGTCGGTAAAGGGCGCGTCAATCCGAAAACTTCAACCGGCATCCCGCTCGTTGATGGCCTCTCTACGCCTCGCAAGCTTGAGATCATGTCCATGGCCGGGGCTTTCGTCGCGAGAGAGACTGCCGAGCGGCAGGGCAACCTCAAGCGCGAGATGGAAAACTCGCTCGCACTGACGGAGCAGGAGGGTACTGATCCGAATCCGATTTCGCGAGATGCCTTTATCGCTACCTATGGCGACAAGCGCGGCGAAGAGCTCTTCTCAGACTACGAGATAAAACGAAAGGCTGCCGAAAGCATCTTCTCCTTCCGCAGCCTGTCAGATGCGGACATGGATGCCGCTGTCGAGAATCTGAAACCTGTTTGGGGGTCAGCTTCCTACGCAGAAGAGGCCAAGGGCTACGAGGCCGCGAAGAAAGCCAGGGATGAGGTCAAGGCAGAGCGCAGGAAAGATCCTCTGGGCACGGCCATTCAGGATCAGAAATATCAGCTCGCGCCAATCACTGACTGGACAAAACCGGCGGCCTTTGATGAGCTGGGCGCGCGTGCGCGAGAGATGGGCACAATTGCGAACGACTACGGCGTGGCTCCAGTGCTCCTGCGCAAGAGTGAGGTGTCTGAACTCAAGACGATGCTCGAGGGACTGCCTCCGGCGCAGCAGGTGACGATGCTCAGGCGGCTGGCTGCTTCAGTCGGGCCGGATGGTGAAAGCACGCTCGGCGCTCAGCTGGGCGACGATTGGCGCAACGTCTTTCTCCTGTCTATCGAGAATCCGGCTGAAGACAAGAAACCTGCGGATAAGGATTCAAACACACCCACTCAGGCGGATGTGCCTGAGCTTTACCTGACCGGGAAGCAGGCGATTGCCGAGAAGGATTCGGCGATGGCAATGATTACTTCTCCGCAGCTCGGTGTGAGCTACTACGTACCGAAAGATCTCAATGGTCTGTATGACGCGCCTCAGGTTCGAGATGCAATCATCGATTCAGTGACGAAAGTGGCTGCCGGGCTGGCACGCAAAGACGGCGCAGTGGGGAGCACCACTCATATAGCGAGGGCATTGCAGCTCGTCGTCGGCGATATCTACGAGTATCAGGGCAGGAAGATTGCGCTCAAGGGCGGCCTGGATCTCTCCGATGCTGAGACGGCCGTCAAGCGCATGCGAACGAGCATGCACGACATACCGACGCCGGTTGCCTACACGGCGACGGGTGATCCGCTCACTGGGCCGGAACTTGACAAGCATCTCGCAACGGCAACGCTTGTTCCGGCCGTGAATGGTGCTGAGAACACTTTCAACGTCATATGGGGCGATTCAATCCTGTTCTACAAGAACAAGCAGCCCTTTGAAATCAAGGTGTGGGGCGAATGATCTTTCAGCGTGAATACGGCTATCAGCCGACGCCGGAAGCCCCGGCAAAGATAGTTCCTCCTCAGCCGCCAGAGGGAGAGTCCCCTGCGCAGACTGATGCTCAGACGGCTCAGGCTCAGGAGAATGACGGGCGGCCGGTCTTCTCGTCGGACGTGTTCTCTGCCGTTGGGCAGGGCTTCATGTCCGGAGCGTATGAGATGCGCTCGGCGTTCGAGTATGCAGTCTCAGGATTGCCGCTGCTGGATGAGGACTACCGGGCGCGCCTCGAGGCTCAGGCTGAGCGTGACAGGCGCTATGCACGGGATGAGTATTCGCCTGATCCCTTCAGAAGCTCGAAAGCAGCGCAGATTGTTCATGGCCTGACGAACGGCCTCACTAAATACGGACTCGCGCAGACGGTGGGAAGCCTCTTTCCGGGCTGGGGCAATGTCGCAACGACTGCGGTCTTAGTGGGAACGACATTCGGCGTGGGTGAGACGCAGCACCTGCTTGAGGAGGGCGTAGACAAGTCAACCGCGCAAAAGGCAGGCGTCTTCTCGGGCATCTCTAACGCTTTCTGGGCGGCTGTTCCGGGTGCATTCGTTGCGAATTCGACGAGAACGGGTGTCAGACTCGCAACCGGCGCGGGTACGGGCGCAGCGCTTGGCGGATTCTCCAACGTCAATGAGCAGGCCACAATTCAGACGATTCTCCGGCAGGCAGATTACTCGAAAGCGGCTGAGCAGTACGATCCAACTGATCCGCTGAATCTCGCGCTGGGCGTGGTGCTGGGCGGCGCTGCCGGTACGGTTCCCGCGCTGCGCAGGCCGGGCGGTGCTTCTGCGTCAGCGGAGACTGTCGCGGCCGGTGAATCTGCTCCTGCGACAAGTGAGCCTGCAACCTACGTCACTGACGGCGGCAATGGGCCGCAGGTCAAGGATGTGGAGGTCGAGGACGCGGCGCGCATCCGGGCGCAGGAGACGGCCAACACTGCGAATCTCCCGGTGGATCAGACGAACGGCGCTGCGGTAGAGCGCGCGCGGAAAGCTCAGTCAACGGCTGACCGGCAGATTCGCGAGAAAAAGCCGGTGAAGGTTTCGCCTGAGGCGGTGGATCCAGAGAAGATTGAGGCGATTCGAAAGGCATCGCTTGAGCGGCTTTCCAAGCTCGCAGCCTCTGAGGGCGCAGTCATCCAGAACCGTGACAGATCTTCCAAAGAATCTGTCAGTCAGATGAACGCCATTGCGGCCGATCCGGACTATCTCCGCGTCGCGACTTCGCATCTGCTCAGTGAGGGCGCTCCCGTCGTCACGGATTCAAGCTCAATTCCGGAAGCTCAGCGCGGGCGGCTCTCGGTCATGGTTGACGCCAAGGGTGAACGCTATCAGGTGCAATATGCCGTGGTCGATGCGGACACGGTGCTCACGTCGAATGCCATTGACGGCACGCCGAACCTGCTCTACGGCGCTCAGACTGATGAGCTCGTCCCGAAAGCGATTGCCGGCAACGGGCGCGTGACCGCTCTGGGCGAGGCCTATGTGCGCGGCACGGCTGACCGCTACCGGGCGGAGTTCGAGGCCGACCCGGCGCACGGCATCTCGCCTGACGTGATCCGCAGCATGAGCAAGCCGATCCTCGTGCGCCTGGTGCGCGAGAGTGATCTGCCGGCCGACATTGGAGACCGCTCGAATCAGCGCACGACGGCCGAGCTCAATTACCTTGAGACGGCCATTCAGGACAGCACACGCATTGACCTCTCTCAGCTGGCCTTCACTGAGGACGGCAATGTTTCTCCGGAAAGCATTCGGCAGTTTGTCGCGCTGCTTCCAGAAGCTGAGCGCGGGCAGCTGATTGTCAACGGTGTGCCGACTGATGCCGCTGCGCAGCGCTTGGATCGAGCTATCTTCCAGGCGGCCTATAAAGCTCCCGGCCTCACGTCCCTGCTTGACAGCTCGAACGCGACGCCTGGCGTGGCTCAGCTCTTGAGGGCGCTGAGGACGCTGGCTCCGCGCGTGCTCTCGCTTGAGGGCGGCGGCGCAGCAGATTTCCGGCCGGCCATTGCTGAGGTGCTCAATGAGTTCCTGAGCATGCGCGCATCCGGCCAGAAGGTGAATCTCGCTGAGCTGGCTGCGCAGTCATCGCTGGATCGCTCCGCTGAGGCGCAGCTGTTCCTTGACTTCCTCGCAAAGAACGAACGCGAGAAAGGCGGCGTGCGCGGCATCGTGGACGCCTTCACTCAGCTCACGGAATTCGCACGGGCGAACCTTGACAGCATTGCTCAGGGTGAGGGCATGTTCGGACCTCCGCCCGAACTCACGCGCGTGGACATGGCTCGCGAGTTCGGCCGGATCACGGGTGTGGAGGTCAACGAGCGCGCCTTCAAGGATATGAGCACGCTCTCAGGAGTTGCCAAGGCCGACAGGACTGAGCAGATCAAGTCGGGGCCGGAGCTCGCGCACGCTGCGACAGAAACCTTCACGGGTGTGCCGATTGAGCCGGTTCCGCGAATGGAACTTATCGAGGTTGCACGCACTCCGGACGGGAAAGTTCATCGTGTCTTAGGCATCAATGGCGACCCGAATTTGACCGTTTTGCCAGAAGGCATCGCTGGCGTGAAGCCCCTGCCAGTTCGTCTGCAAGAGGAAACGCTTAACAACGGTCATTTGGAGCGACATCTGGCTGACCTTGAGAAAGCTGGATACGAAACAGTTTCTCAGGCGATTGTAGATATTGCTCGCAACTACACTCAGATTTACGCGGGTGTGAAGGAAGGGCAGATCGTTCTGGTGCGCCCGATAACACTCAACGAGAATGGCGTTTTGAGAAAAGGAATTCTCTACAACGAATTTCAAGAGGTTTCGGGCATATATCGTGTGGGGAGCGTGGCCGCTGTAGCTAAAGATCGCTATTTGAAAGACAGAAGGCTGCTGTGGGACAAGAACCATACTAGTCGCCTACAGTCCGGCACGTCTGCCGAACCGCGCACCCGAGGCTTGACTGGGCCACAACAGCCTTCATCTGAGAACAGTATCAGCGAACCCGATGCGCCTGTCAACACCGGCGCTACTGTTCCTGAGCAGAATGCCGCTGCGCAGGATGCCTCTCCCGATCTGTTTGGTGGCGATGAACCCGCTCCGCAGGATTCGCTTGGCCTCTTCAATGAGCCTGAGGCGACTCCGCAGCAGGCTTCATTCATGGACGAGCTGGGCGAGCCGATCGCCACTGCGGACGAAGCGGCGCGTGTGGTCGAGAAGGTCGAGGAGGCTCGCGAGGCCAAGATTGTGCAGGAGTCGCTTGACCTCTTTGCCTCTAGCGATGCGGAGATGACGGGAGAGCGCGCGCGGGTGCAGATGGTATTGCAGGACAACCCGGACATGCGCGTCCAGCTCGATGACCAAGGGACGACGATCACCGCTGCTGAGCTCCTGGCTCGGGAAGAAGAACACGCCAAGCAGGTCGAGGACATGGCGGACAAGGCGTTGCCTGTCGCTGAGATCTGCGCACTGGTCAACAATGGAGTCTGATGATGGCGAACGTCCAGCAAATTCAGATGCGCAAAGAGTGCCTTCAGCGCACGTCTCTCGCGCTGGGGCGCGAAATCACGCCGAGTGAGGGGCATGAGATTCTGGCCGGCATCCGGGCGGGCATGCTCCGCGCTCGGGCGGCTGATCCAGACGCATGGCGGGGGATGTCGCATCAGCAGCGTGTTGACGCTGCGACGAAGCTCTATCAGGAGACGCTCAAGGCTGAGGCAAAGAAGATCCGACAGCGTGCTTACTTGTCCGTGCTCGCTCAGGCGAATGTCGAACGTTCGCTGGCCTTTCAGCGCAAGCGCGGCTATCACGGATACTCTGCGGCCGGGCAGGTGCTCAGTGAGATTGACCGTCGCGTGATCGGCGCTCAGTCTGAGGCAGACAATGACTTTCTCGTTGCGATTGACGGCAAACAGAAAGGCATCACCGGGCTCTTCACGGATCTGAATTTCGAGGAGGCCGTGACAAAAGAGATCTTCGGAGAAGATTCAGGCAGTCAGATGGCAAAGTACGTTGCTGCCGAATGGAAACGGCAGGACGATGCCGGCATTGACCGCTATAACGCTGAGGGCGGCAACATCGTCAAGCTTGACCATTACATACCGCAGACTCACGACACGAGGCTGATGTCTCATGCGGTTGAGGTTCTGGCCGGTCAAGGCAAGCTCAGGCGCTTCGCAAATGACGTTGAGCGCTGGATACGAGATGCACCATCATCCTACGACGCGAACCGCGCGGCCTGGGTGCAATTCATAGAGCCTCTGATTGACCGCTCAAAGTACATTGATCTGAATGGTGATCCCATGTCGGATCAGGACTTCATCGAGATGCTGGGGCGTGCCTTTGACACGATTTGCTCAGACGGCGCAAATAGTGACTTCGAGGTTTCGACTGTGGCCGGGCCGTCGGCATCCCGTGCGAACCGAGGCGACTTGCACCGAGGGCTTCATTTCAAGGACGCGAGCAGCTGGCTTCAGTATCAGCGAACCTTTGGGCAGGGAACGGTCTTTGACCTGATGCGCGGCTCGCTCAGGCGCTCTGCCAAGGACGCTGAGCTCATGCGGTCACTGGGGCCGAACCCTAACGCGACATACGCTGCAATGAAGCGGATGGCGAAAGCTGAGCACGATCAGCTCACAGCAAAAGTGCAGGGGCGTCCTGCGCTCGTTCAGGCGGTGTCTTCCGGGCTGAGTGAACACTACATTGACTCCGAATGGAGCACGCTCAATGGCAGCGCAGCCGCTGTAGACGCTTCCCGGGTGGCCATTGCTGACATTTCCGGCGGCATGCGAAATCTAGAAGTCGCTACCAAGCTCGGATCAACCTTCCTTTCTTCTGTTTCCGACATTCCGACCTACTATTCGACGGCGCGCCTGATGGGCATCCCCGCCTGGACAGCCACTCGAAATCTTATTGCGGCCTGGGGCTCCGAGGCGCGTGATCTTGCTGTCCGTGGCGGCATCATGGCTGATGCGCTCTCGTCGGCCTGCTCGCGCTGGGGGCTTCAGAATGTCGGCAGCGGATGGACGGGCAAGCTCGCGAATGCGACGATGAAATATTCGCTCCTGGATGCCTTCACGAATGGTGTGCGCCGGGCGGAGATGATTAACTACATGGGCATGATGTCCTCGCTCGTCAAGACAGACTGGAGCAATCTGACGCCGTATCAGCGGCGCGTTTTTGAACGCTGCGGCGTCAATGAGATGGACTGGATTCTCTGGCAGGAGGCGAAGCCCTACAAGATTCGCGGCGCAGGTTTCCTGACGCGAGAGGACATTCGCAATGTGGATATAGACGCGCTCAGCACGGATAAGCAGCGGCTCGTCAAGCTCGTCCCGAATGGAGCTCCAACGGCTCGCGATATGGAGCATGCGGTCACGTCTTACCTGGCCGTGCTGAGAGAGGAATCGGGCCTTGCTTCCCTTGCTCCTGATCTGGGCACACGGGCGCTCAGCAATATCGCTGGGCCGAGAGGCACCTTTGCCGGCGAAGCCGTGAGAGGCCTGCTCCTCTTCAAGTCCTTTCCTATTGGCTTCATGCGGCGGCACCTTGAGCGCATGTCTGACATCGCTCAGACAGAAGGCAGCGTCTCCCGCGCAAAGTACGCAGCTCTGATCTTCACAACAACGACGATGGCCGGGGCAATCTCCGTTCAGCTTCGCGCGCTGGCTTCCGGCCGGGATTTGCAAGATCCAACTTCTGCGGACTACTGGATGCAGGCAATGTCTGTTGGCGGCGGTGCGGGCTTCCTGGCTGATCTCATCGTTGCCGGCATGGACGGGGAGAACACCTACGGCTCGCCAAACTGGCTCAAATTCATGGGCCCCGTGACGGGCACTGTGCTCGATGCATGGGACGTGGGCAAGAGTTACTACAACGACTGGCGCGGCAGTCTGGCCAATGGCCTCTACAACCGGCAAACCAAGTCTGATGCGAAGGCGCTGCGCTTCGCGCGTTCGCATATGCCGTTTGTGAACCTCTGGTATCTGAAGGGCATCATCGACCGCGCGGTCTACAACGACATGATGGAAGCATCGTCTCCTGGCTACCTCGCGCGCATCGAATCGTGGGGCCCGAAGCACACCGGGCAGGAGTACTGGTGGGCTCCGACAGAGATTGTGCCAAAGCGCATGCCTCGCGTGGCGAATGCTCCTGAGTAGCCCTGCGCACTCCGCGACTTTCGTCATCCAGAATGGCTCCAATTGGAGCCGTTCTCATGATTGACTACGTCAAGCGCCTCGCTGGGCCTTACACTGGCGCAGGCCTCAAAACTTTCTCTTTCAGCTTCAAGATCTTCGAGGAGACGGATGTCTACGTTGCGACTTCCTCCTCTGATCTTGAGGCCGCAGTGAATTTGTCCTACGGCACGGACTACTCCGTGACCATGAATTCGGATCAGGATGCTGCGCCTGGCGGCTCAGTCACGCTCACGAATGGCCTCGCGGCAGGCCAGATTCTCGTCATCGGCTCCGCTCTCGCATACACGCAGGAAACTCAGCTCACCAACTTCAGCCGTTTCCCTCCTGAGATCATCAACACTGCCTTAGACCGCATCGTTGTCCAGATTCAGCAGATTGTCGAGGCGCTTGACCGCACGGTGAAGGTGCCTGCGACTTCGAGCACGACTCCTGAGCAGTTGATTGAGAAGCTTCTGTCCGCTCAGAACGATGCCCGTAAGTTCGCCGACGCGGCCGAGAAGTCTGCCGAAGAGGCGAAGAAGTCAGAAGAGAAGACGAAGGAGTACGCCGAAGCGGCTACCGTCATCGTCCCGTTCAAGGACGAGATCAAGACCGTGGCCGGCAACATCGTGCCGGTGGTGGCGACGGGTACAGCTATTGAGGACGTGAAGACCGTCGCCGGCATCAAGGATGAAGTCGTCGAGGTTGCCGGCAAGGCCTACGAAGTCTCCAAAGTGGCAGAGAAGATCGAGGATGTCGTGAAGGTATCCGGCGGCATGCCCTACGTTGAGACTGTGGCGACCGACCTTGTTGGCAAGGTAGTAGGCGACGGCGACTGGGACTGCGGCTCCACGACAGATGAGATCGTTGGCGACATCGAAGTGGTCAACGGCAACATCCACACGGTGGCGATCAACATCGAGGACGTGAACAAGGTGGCCGGCGCTATTGATCGAGGAGACCTTGAGACGGCGGTGAATGCTGTCGAGACAACGACTGAAAACGTTCGGCTGTCTCAGGCGGCGCAGAAGAGCGCAGAGGCCGCCAATGCGTCCGCGCTCGAGGCGAGGGCCGGCGCTGATGCAAGTAATGCTCTCGCAAAGAAGTGGGCCACGCAGACGACGGCTCCGGTGGAGAGCGATCTCTATGGTGCGAAGTACTACGCCGAGAAGGCCGCGCAGTCTGAAAGCTCCACTGGAGGGCTCCTACAGGAGGTGAAGGACGCGACTGCGGCGGGTGTGAGGAGCGTCCGGTCGGAGGGCGGCACGCAGGTGACTGCTGTGCAGGACGCGGGCTCCACTGCTGTCAACCAGATCACGCAGGAAGGCTCCTCGCAGAAGTCCGCCGTGGCGGCCGAAGGAACCAGGCAGGTCGGCTTGGTGGCGAGTGCTGGCACGTCAAACGTGTCGAAGGTGAACGCTGCGGGCACGACACAGGTTGCCGCCGTCAACGCAGCCGGCGCTGCTCAAACGGCCAACGCAAAGGCGCAGGCCGATGCCGCAGCCAAGTCGGCTACCGCCGCATCGAGCGCGCAGAAGGCGGCCGAGACTGCGAAGGCAGGAGCCGATACAGCCTCGACGACCGCAAAGGCATGGGCAAGCAAGACGGGGGCGGCTGTCGACGGCGGCCTCTACTCAGCGCTCCACTATGCAACGTATGCAGAGACGCAGGCGAAAAAGTCCGAGACCGCGGCAGCCACTGCGACGACCAAGGCGACGGAGGCAGGCACGAAGGCCAGTGAGGCCGCAACGTCCGCTCAGGCCGCTGCACAGTCCGCCAAGGTAGCCGCGTTCGCAGTACGCCTGACATCGGCAAACATGAGTGCCAACGGCACGGCCGCGCTCGCCACGCTCACGCCTTCTACCAACGTGAAGGTCGGCGACACGGTGATTGATCCCGAAGGGGAGGTCTTCCAGATCGCGTCGCTCGCGGCAAGCACGTTCACGGTCGGGGCGAGGCTTGCAAACGTCCGGGGCCCGCAGGGGCCGAAGGGCGAAACCGGCGCAGCACTTGCGATCAAGGGCAGCTTTCCGTCCCTCGAAGAGCTGCAGGAGCAGCACCCGGCCGGAACGCTCGGCGACGCCTACATGGTCGGCTCGCGCCTCTACTCGTGGAGCGGGAGTGCGTGGGTCGACTGCGGCGACATCAAGGGGCCGAAGGGCGATCAGGGCACCCAAGGTGAACGAGGCCCGACGGGGCCCGCTGGCACTACGACGTGGGCGGGCATCACCGGCAAGCCTACGCTGGGTGCACTGTCCGCCAAGGACAAGATAACGATCGCCGACTTTGAGGGCGACATTGATTTAGGGAGCACGACGTAATGGCTACGAAACCGACGCGATTCGCCCAGATGGGCGATACGACAGAGAAAGTCAAGGGCTACACAGGCATTCCGAAACAGCTCGTGGTGGATACGTCCAAGTGGAAGATTCACCTGATGGACGGATCTACGCCCGGAGGTTTTGAGGTGGCTATGGTGGCCGACCTCACCGCGGGCCTCGCACAGAAGGTGGATACGTCGACCTACACCGCGGGCCTCGCACAGAAGGTGGATACGTCCGAGTTTGAGACTGCTCTCAAGGAATTGATTGTCGAATTCGGCGGGCAGGTTCCCGCATAAGGAGGAAGCGTGAAAACGTTATCTGAAGTGAAGGCCGAGTATCTGGAGGAGGCTCTGTCCTCGCCAGTGGGCGGCTATGTCGTTTTTGACAGGACTGGGAAAGTGATGGCGCACAGTGCCAGCCCTTTCGTCCATTGCTTTGTTGATCCGCTCGATCTTGAGTGGGCTCGTGCCAATGGGTATGAGTGCAAGGACGAAGAGATTGATGGTCGCGTCCTGACGTGGGTGACTGCGAAGGAGCGTCCGGGTGAACTTTTCCGCTCTGCGGACGGTGGCTACTACGCCGCCGCTTCTCTGCCCGAGAACGACGATGCGTTTGTCACCGAGCGATATGCAACCGAAGTTCGAGCCGAGCGCAATGCTCGCCTCTCTGACACGGACGACTACATCAAGATGCAGGACATGACGGTCAAGAAGTCTGCGAAGGCTTCTCGTGAGGCTCTGACTGATGAGGAGCGTGCAGACGTTCTGGCGTATCGTGAGGCTCTTCGTGACCTGCCGACGGTCGCGGGCTTTCCTTACGTCGAGTATCCCACGATTCCCGCTTGCATAGCTTATGAGTGCGGCCAGAAGGCTGACGCCCGTGCCATGCAGGCCCAGATGAACAGGAGGGGGTGATGGCTGCGCTGAAGGATTTAATTCGGGCGGAGACGCTGAAGGTAGGTTCTAACGGAGCAATGCCTTCCGATCAAGTCATTGATATCGTGAATAAAAGGGACTTCACTTCAAGCGGCGATGAACGTCTGGAATACATCGCGCCATGCGACGGGGTCTTATCTGCATTTTTGCAGGCCAACCCTAAAGAGGGAACAACCAACTTTCCCGGGGCGGACATTAAAACAGACAGTTTTCGACGCCATGCTGTAAGAACAACTGATGGATCTGTACACATGAGTTTAAGTAGAGGAACGAAAGCATACGTGGCTTACTATGATGCCTATAAATTCGTCTCGCAGTGGGTCGTTCGATTCACCAAGACGATCGGGAGTGGGGGGCTAAAAGCCCTGTGGCACAGCTCTTTTGGAGGGTTGTGCCATGCTTAAGAAACTGCTTAACTCGTGCCTTGACGCCTATCGCGGATCGCATAAGAGCGTTATTGCAGGGCACTATATTGCAACAGATCTCTCCTTCCCGACGGGGTATGAGAACGTCAATGCAAACACTTACGTTCCTCCGAGCGACGGCGTGTTCGTTATTCAGTGTGAACCCGCTGAAGGCTACGCCTACTACAACCTCACGGTTCGACGAGATCAGCTCGACTGTGGGTTCGTTGGGAGCTACGGGCAGACGTGGCCGGTTCTTGAGACTCCTTGCCGAAAGGGCGAAACGATTCACTGGTACACAGGGATTGATGGAGCCGCTCAGAACATTAAGGCGCACATCCGCTTTTACCCATACATCGGCTCTTAACGTTTGCTTCGGAGGTCTGGCATGAGCATCGAGACTGTGAAGAAGGACCTCCGAGAGATGATGAAGCTCACGAGGAAGCAGGTGTTGCCTAGCACTGGGAAAATCGAATTCACACCTGTGATCGCTACCGATGGCGATGATAAATGGGGGTCGCTATGTGGCACCGTCCGATGGGTATCTTTGTATCTTCGGAGGAGAATTTTCGTCAATCGACATAGCATCTCCAAAAGGGCTTCAATCTACGGTATGGCGCATTGATAACAAGCAACAAATCGCAGGAGCATGGCTCATCGTCGAAGCGGGTGAATCAGTCCGCTATCATTTGTCCAAGGATTTGTCAGGCCGCCACGACCACAACGGTGTGTTCATCCCGCTCAAGGGTTCTGAATAGCCCATCTACAACCAATTCAACAACGACTCCCTCGGGCGAAAGCTCGGGGGAGTTTTTTGTGTGCGCGTGTGAGTTCTGATGTGCGAGATACTGGGTTTGCACGAGGGGAGGAAGCTCTTTTCGAGCCGACGCTTCGTGCAATTTGAATGGAGGATTTGCCATGGGTGAATTCGCAAGCAAGGGTGTCGCAGGAAGCGGCCTTGGACTCGGTATCGCCGGTACTGCTTTGGGGCTTCTCAACGCCAACGGGAACGGTGGCGGCCTTCTCGGCGGTCTGTTGGGCGGCGGTTGTCAGAACGCTCAGCTTGGCCAGGCGCTTAACGCTCTCGCCGAAAAGGACGCAAAGATCGCGGAACTGACGGCCATGCGCTACAGCGACAATCAGGACGCGGCAGTCTACAAGCAGACGCTTGCTGACAACAAGACGCTTCGAGACGAGATGTACGCCTACATCACGCCGATTGCGCAGGAGTCCGCGGCCAATCGCGAACGCGTGGCGGTGCTCGAAGCACAGCAGAAGTGCGAAGCTGAAAAGGCTCAGCTGCGCGAACAGATCATCACGCAGAAGATTGATCGCGTGGCATCCGATTGCGCCTGCGGTCTCAGCAACCTTTCGGCTGAAGTCGGTTCCATCAAGGCTCGCGTTAACGCCATCACGAAGGAAGTTGTGCCGTTCAGTGCAATCTGCCCGCAGCCGATGCCGCGTTATAACGAGTGGGTGAGTCCCGCAGGTGCGACGCAGGTAACGGTATCCAATCCGGCTCGCACGGCCACGGCTCAGTAACCAGTAGGAGCGCTAGATGTTCGTTGAAGTCAGCCATATCCCGACGATCGTTGCGGAGTTTGTCACCACCGTGGTCATGCCCAAGGCGCCTACGGGACTCATGAAGTTCGGCATCGGATTTGTCTCGCCTTATATTCGTGATGCCGTAGCGGCTCGCGTCGATCAGTACATGCCGACGCTCAAGATGCTCGGCATCGTGACGGAAGAAGGCAAGGTGGATCTGGACCGTGCAACCGCGGCCGCCTCCGCTGCGCTTGAGAAAGCCGGCGGCAAGGTGGAGCTTAGCGGCTACATCATGGACAAGGCGGACATCGACGCGCTCCTTGAAATCGCAAAGAAATTTGCGGTCGATTAAGGAGATTGCCATGGACGTGAAGGATATGCGCAAGATGCAGGGCGAGCGAACCGAAGAGGAGCTTCTGGCAAGGATCGATAAGATCCTTGACGATGCTCGCGACGGGCACTACGACCTGACATCCACCGACATCAATGACCTCTGCGAAGCGTGGGAGTGCATCAAGCACATCCGAACGGTTCTCGCAATGGATCGTTAACCACGCAGGGGACGATCCGCTCGTCCCCTCTTCTTTTTTCATGCTGACGACCCTGCAAAATTTCATCCCTCAAGGAGCGGAGAGAGTCATGATGACCGCAGGCGGTGTGCTGGGCGGCGCCTTGTCATTCGCCTTCGGTGATGTCGGACCGTTGCTTTGGTGGCTTGTCATCTTCACAACGGCGGACTTTTTCCTAGGCACCGGAGTTGCTTTACTGCAAGGCAAGTGGTCAAGCCACAAAAACTATTTGGGCGTACTGAAGAAGGCATTGATGTTCGCCATCGTGGCACTTGCCCACGGGCTTGATGAAGTCTTTGCGCCCGTCATCCATTTTCAAATCTTTCAAAGCATCACCATCTGCGCCTATGCCGCAGGTGAGTTCGGCTCAATCATTGAGACACTGGAGCGCGGAGGCCTTGGTGGCGCGGTCCCTCCGGTGCTGCGTAGGCTCGTCAAAACGCTCAATGAGCGCATTGAAGCTCGCGCCGAAGAAGAGCTGTCGAAACGCGGATTAACCGTAGAAAAGGAAAAAGACCATGATTGATGAGAAGCGTGCTTTTCGTGATTGGCCGGCGTCGTGTGCGACGCAGTTCATCGAAGATTTCGAAGGCCGGCGTCTGGTTGCTTATCGGTGTTCCGCCGGCGTGTGGACGATCGGTGTGGGCCATACCGGCCCTGAGGTTCATGAAGGTCTGACGATTTCCGATGCTCAGGCGGACGAGTGGCTTGCGTCAGACATCAGGAAAGTCGCAGATGACTTGTCTCGGTACATCAATCACGACGTGACGAAAGGACAGTACATTGCATTGATCTCATTGGCCTTCAACTTGGGAAGCTATGGCGTCATCACCGGGTGTCCGAAGCTTCTTTACAAGCTCAATTCGGGCGACATCGAGGGGGCCGCTCTCGAGTTCTTGGATTGTGATCGTGCCGGCGGCAAGCGTGTGCCTGGCTTGACTCGTCGGCGTCAGGCCGAAAGCAAGCTCTTCTCGGGAGAGGAGTGATGAGGCGTGTGGCGGCTGGCGTGGCTTTACTGGCCATCGCCGTGGCAGCCTTCTGGGCCGGCTACGAGGTCGCGTCCGAGGTCTATGGCCGGGAGATCGCGGAGCTGAAACAGGACTACGCAGAGCGCGCGCAGGCGCTCGAGGAGACGTATCGTGAGAAAGAGAGGAGTGCAACGGCGGCGCTGGCTGCCGCGTGGGAGGAGCGCGACCGTGCGCTGGCTGAGTCTGCTGACCTGCGGTCTGATGCTGAGCGGGTGCGCAGCGAGGCCGACGCCGCCCGCCGTAAGTTGTCCCGAGCCGACGCCGGTGCCTGCGCACCTGAAAGAGAGCGCCTTGCCAGAGGCGCGAGCCTTGTCGGTCGATGTGCAGAGCTTCTTGAACGAGGCGCAGGCCTGGCTCAGCGAGTTGCGATAGACAAGGACGCGCTGGCGGCGCTGAAGTGAGGGGAGAGGATCATCTTAACGGCATTGTTAAAATGGTCTGGCGGCCTGGCCGAGCCGCCTCGGCGCCGTATGTGCAAATTTTGCACATACAGAGCCGGCCTCTCAGCGAACAATTTCACCACTCGACGAAAATGCCCCGGGAGCTCATCCCGGGGCGGTGATTTTTTTCGTTCCGGCGGCCGGTGCGTTATCCTGAAAAGCAAAAAGCCCCGGGCGTGAGCCTGGGGCTATCTTTTGCACGATGGGGGACCGAATGGGGGACCCGAATCGCTTGTCTTGCCTACTGCCGCAAGGAACAATGGCGGAGAAGGAGGGATTCGAACCCTCGAGGCCCGCATTTTGGACCTGCACCCTTAGCAGGGGTGTGCATTCGACCTCTCTGCCACTTCTCCGCATCATTGTTCTGGATGCGCAGAGGCATGTAATCTGTGGTGCGCCAGGCAGGATTCGAACCCACGACCCTCTGGTTCGTAGCCAGATACTCTATCCAACTGAGCTACTGGCGC